AGGTTCGCAGGATTTTCTTCATTTCCTTATCCCTTTTCGGGATATTCTGGAAGTTAGGGCTGTCGGCAGAACTACGATAGGTTCGGGGACCTGCGTCAGATTCCCCTCCAGCACCCGTTGACAGGTTAAAGAACGGACGGATTAGGTAGGCTTGCTTTTCTTCGTCCCATACAGCTTCACGTCTGTAGCTGTCAAGGAAATCCATAATCTTCGCCCAACGACGCATACCTAAAATGGCTTTACAGAAGGGCGTTCCCAATTTTTTCAGGGTGTCGCCCGTAGTGTCTTCCTTGCCCGAAGGCGGTTTCAATCCGCAAATCTTGTAAAGGACTTCGGCAATTTGTTTATTGGAAAGCGGGTTGAACGACTCGCCAGGGTGTTTTTGGCACCACTGCTTCGCTTCGTCCGTGTTCTTGACGGTTTCTTCTGATTCCTTATACTTGTCTTCAAGTTCCTTTTGCAAGTCGTTAATCCTGCCATAATCAATCGGCAGACCCTCGGACTGCACGCGTGCGAGTGCATCCATACCCTGCATAAAGAATCGGAACGGCTTTTCAAGCCCAAGCATTTGCCTAGATTGGATATCTCGAAGTGGTAAAGTATAAATGGAGTCCAATCCGCAATAATAAATAATGTCTCCCTTTGGGACACCCATACCTTTTTTTAGCAGGTTAAAGGCGTTGCAACTCTTGGAGTCTTCTCCTTCCATAAGGGTCGTAATGAAATGGTCAGCCTTGTTGTCGTAGCCTATAACACCTAACTCACAATAGGCGTGGAACTTCAATCCGACCTTTTGAGAATTGTCAAGGACGTGGGCACCCAAACAGGTGTCCCAAGACCAATTATCAATCCAATCTGTACGGGTGTTATGCAGCCCCGCTCTAAACCTGGTCCAACAGGCTTCGTAGTCCGCCATGTGTGCGACCATACCTATTTTATCGTGATGCGTGAGTTTATACCATGCATTTACCAGGCGTTCGTTGTCCCCGTCCCACCAAAAGCCGATAGCGTGATATTCCCCGTCTTTGCGGTAGCCGACAGACGCAGCCTTGATAGAATGACCCTCCCTGTGGGGTTTAATACCTGTGGTTTCATAGTCAATCGAAACGTCGTGATAGCCCTCGGGAGCCTTGTCAAGTTGGTCCGTTTCGGCCCATTCAATAATTTCTTCAATCCAATCGGCAGCGGTTTCAGCGTCGCCCGTGGTGCGAACGTCCGTAGGGATTTTCGGCAACGGGGTATCTTTGATTTGATAAGCCAATCGGATATGCTGCGAAAAATACATATACGGGCAGTTGTCGTCTTTCTGCCACGTCAAAAATTCGGGGGAGTATGTAGGGCAAATCCAACAATTATAGAAGCGGTCTGGAATGCGTTTGCCATAGAGGTCGGACGGTTTCGTATTGCCGATACGCCCGCTCATACGGTCCCAGATAAGAGCCTGTATAGCAGCGGGACCCATAGGGATGATAACGGAAGGCTTCAATTCGTTAATGAGCCTGTTCAATCGCTCCTTGCAGCAGTCTGGCTTGGGGTCGGTATCCTTTTGGCACGGGCACGGGACTACATAACCAATCCAAGCAGATTCCAGGAAATCCCTAGGCAATCCCCGCTTACCTTGTAAATCCCAAAGGTAATCGTACATCCTGTGCAGGAACACGGTATCGTGGCTGTTGCCCTCCGTTCCTCGGGGATGGTCACACAGTATTAAAACCTTGTCCTTGCCTTCACCCGCAAAGGGTAAATCCTTTCCCGATTGGTCCAATCCGCAGGCTAGGCAACCTGTCAGTTTAGGCTTCGCCGACATCGCTTGAATAGCTGCGGGTATCTTGAAAAATCCCATAAAATCTTATTCCGTAAACGTTGAACTGTTAGTTATATAGCACCTTGGCAAAAACAGGGATACCGAAACAATGAAGTCACGGTATCCCCCTTATCGAGGACACGACAATATTATTTTGTAGCCACGGCACCTTGCACGAACTGCATGAACTCACCCGAATGGAATACCAAAGAGGGTGACGGGGGAGCCGTAGGGTCAAGGTCCATATAGCAGAAAGTAAAATCCATAACCTTATTCGAAGCTTCAAGCAAGAAGGACGTGTTTACCCACACTTCCACATCCTGCGGGTCTTCTTCAAGTGGGGATTCCCACGGGATAGTTTCAGACGCTTCTCCGCCCATCTTTTCAGCATAAAGTTCAAGTTCTTCCTTACGGAAAGTCATCCGTACAAGACGTGCATTTTTCTTATCCGCACCCGATGCCAATATAGCTACACGAGATACGGCTTCCGCGATGTTTCCCGGCAGGCGTCCTTTGACTACGACCTTGGCACTGTCGAAAGCTTGCGGGAAAGAAGAGAGTGCTTCAAACGGATAGGCCGTATGGTCCTTGCGCTTTGCCGAGAACACAGTACCGTCTGCATACTTCAAATGCAGCCATGCATCGCTTACGCAATATCCTGTAGGCGTTCCAACCTTGAAGGCGTTGTTGAACGTGGAATCGTCCACCCAGAACGGCACCATGCGCTCGGGAATCTTGTTGATGCATACTCGGGTAGAATCGGTTTCGTAGACGCAGGAGCCGTCCTCGTAATCGTTAACGGCAACACCACGGATATTCTCTGCGTTACCCGAAAGGTTGCAGATGTTCACGGCATCAATGAATGATTCTGGTATCGGGCTGTATTCAAGCGACGCCACGTTGAGGTCACGGATAAGCGTCATAATCTTTGAAGAATCTTCCAAAGTCATGGATGCTCGTGTACGGCCAGCTTTAAGCTTAACCTTGTTATCCACGATTTCAAGGGAAAGCATGATGTCGGACATACGGGATACGAGATTGAAAAAGTCAGCGCCCTTGACGGAGAACGAAACATTCTGTGTATCGCACGGGGCAGACACGGCAATTTCGCTGTTGTAGGAACTGACGGACGCTCCAGTGAAAAGAAGAAGGTCGGTGCCGTCGATAACGGTGTTGCCCGTTTCGACACCGGGCATTACTTTTTTGAGGGATTCGATAAGTTTTGCTTTTTCGATTTGGATTGCCATTGTAGTTTTCCTTTAGGGTTACTCGGGAACTATGTGTCCCCGTGATGATTTCTATAGCTATATAGGAAAATAGCTATATTCTAGTTAGTTCCGCATAGATTCTTTTTCGGCTAAGGTCGATATAGTCTTGCGATATGTCGATACCTATGTACTTGCATCCGCATTGCATGGCAGCTACACCTGTGGAACCGCTTCCATTGAAAGGGTCTAGCACAATCCCCCCCCTATACGTAAATAATTTTATACAGCGCTTGGGCAGTTCTACTGGGAACGGTGCAGGATGGCCTAACCTAGTAGCAGATTCGGGATGGATATCCGTCCACATCCCTGTAGTATAGTTTACAAACTCTTTAGGAGTAATAATAGGTTCACGCCCATCCGCAGGGTTAGTTCTATCACCCTTATATGCAACAACTATAAGTTCCTCGGGATTGTTGCAATAAGGACTGGACGGTGAAGCATAGCTACCCCAGGCAGTTCTAGCAGTTATGTTGGTTTTAGACCAAGTTATAGCTGTCATAAACTGCCATCCGCAGGACTTCATTGTTTCATAACAATCCAGAATCCAAAATTTATTACTTGCTGTAATTGGACCGTCCACACAGATACGACCGTTAGGCTTTGTAACACGGTAAACTTCGGACCATACACATTTAAGCCATTCCCAAAATTTTTCGGTAGCCATATTGTCGTCATGTAAATCGTATGCAATGCCGACATTGTATGGGGGTGATGTAACTGTTAAATCCACGGAATTGTCATCAAGCGTCTTTAAGCCCGCAAGAACGTCATCACAGATAAGATTAACATCTTTGTAATTGTTAACAATCTTGTTCATTGCAGAAGTAATAATGGAAAATGCCATATTGTTTCCTTTATATTATGTGCAATCCTGCTTAAATTTATCCCATCTATCAGAATCTACATCAAAGCCCTCAAGAATAAGCGGGGCTGCTGCATGGGCAGACGGCAGAGCACAGACCGTGTTGTATTCAAAAAATTCCTCTGCGTCCTTGTATTTGAGTTCCCGGAGCAGATTGGGGTCCTGCAATTCTTCTTCGGAGTATTCGTCCTTGTGGGGTTCCCGGGTGTTCTCGTCGTTATAGTCGTCAGCGAAGCACTTGATACACAGGCTGCGTTCATAAACGGCGACAGTGCACAGAACATCCTCGGTAAATTCCCTTTTGAACAGATAACTGCGGTAATCGTCCTGAGCAGCCCATCTTTCAATCCAATCTATCGTGAGTTCGTCAGTGCCCTTTTCAGCTATAAGTTGTATTTTGCAGTCGGTCATAAAGCCGTGGTCGGTCAACCACTTTTGGAGGTCTTCAAGCGTGCGAGGCTTGTCAAGGGTCCTCATAACTTCAGTAGTTCCAACCATAGCCTTTTCAAGCCCGTGCAAGATACAGATATGGTCGCCCTCAAACTCGTCACGGCACGTAGCCTCGTCAAAGCGTTCCGCTACGATAGGACTCGCCTTGGAAACGTCAAAGCCCTTGTTCTGTTCGTCAGCCATTGTTAAGCACTCCGTTGTCAATGTTGATTTGGCGGGTCAGTGCGTTCGCTATCTGCCCCAAGTGATATGCACGTTCGTTCTCGTCCGGGAACGTTCCAAGCCACCCGTCCTCAAAAGAGAACTCGTAAACAAGTTTCCCTCTCGGGGAATAGTCCTCGGTCAAGTGCCCCAACGCAGGCGAACATATCCGACCTGCTTGTTAGACATATCATACACGTCGTATTGTTCGGGGCACGCCCCGCAGGTCTGTCTAAAATCCAATTCGTTAATAAGCATATATTGTTCCTTTATCTACGGGAGCGTCCACGGCTACCTGTTCTTCTACCTATCCGCTTTGCGGGCATACTGTCTTCATCGTCACTACCGTCCCACTGTTCTTCCTGCCGCATATCCACACGGGACAGCAATTCGCATTCCATATAGGGTCTGCCGATTGCAAGACAGGTGGTGCAGACAACAGAATCCTGTACGGGGGCACCATCACGGGTGGTGTTGCAGGCTAGGCGGGTAATGCCACGCTTCTTTTCCGCAGGCGTATGGTTTATAGTAATCATCTTCGTCACGTGGGCGACCTTACGGATATCTTCGGACACTTGGTTTTCGGCTGCGTCCTGCTCGCCACCGACGGTTGCACGACCTGTCTGCGACACGGTTGCGACCATACACTTACGGGTGCTTGCGAGACCACGCAAGGCTTTCCAACAGCGGTTAATCTTTTCACGTTCGTCGCTGCCCGGTCCCAAGTCCATGATGTCGGCATAGTCCACACAGATTACTTCGGGTGCCCACCCGCTGTAAACTTCCATATCTTTCAGTTCGGCTTCAAGACCTTTAACGGACAAAGTGCCTGTCGGAAAGGTTCTCAGTTCGAACTTGTCGTTCCTTGTAATCTTGCGGAACGCCCGTTGTGCCTTTTCGATACTATCAATACTTGCGTCCACACGATGCGACGGTTCGCTTATGTCGGCAAGTTGAGCATTACCCTCGTCGTCATAGACCATAACGGGATAATGCAGTTCTTCGCCATAGCGTGACGAACCTGTAAGCATCTGCCAAAAGCGGCGCACCACCTGCTTTTCGGACATTTCCAGGGATACATACAGGACATGTTTTCCCTGCAATGCGGCCTGTACGGCAAAGGTCATGAGCCACCAGGTTTTACCGCTTTTCGGAGGACCAATGACGGCTACGAAATCTTCCTGTATAAACGGCCCGATAACACTACCCAATACCCCTGGCATCGTGAAGATTTCTTCTTCATCGTTCACGAACGCATTGGCTATTGTAACAGCGTCCCTAAACAGGTTGACAACTTGTGCCTGCCTAACATCGGGCTTAGTGAAATCTGCGATAGCATGGTACCCGCCCGACACATCCCCGCTTTGGATAGCACGATTTAGTTTTTCAGTAAGCAGTACCAAGGAGCGCTTTTGTAAATATTTTATAGCACTGTCGGTAGCAAGCGCCTCGTTCGTAGGCATCCATTCATCCGAAGCCGTGTCAAGGAATGCCTGCACCATCTCACCGTCAGCTTCCTTGAGTTCAGAAACCCTGCTTGTAAAAATATCGCTTATTGCTTCTTTCGGAGCTTCCCCATAACGGTCATAGAATGTCAATATCCATGACGCGACAATCTTGCCCATATTGCTTTCGAACAGGATGGGGTCGCACGACTTTCGGCATTTTGCCAAAAGTGGCGTTGACATAACCATATTCGCTAAAATCTTTCGTTCTTCACTAATATCTACTTTTTTACGTTGGAGCATTGAAACTTTCCTTGATAGCTATATAGACCGTTAGCGACTTTTTTCAGCCTTGTGCTGTGTCCGCCATTGATTCCAATTTAACTGACCGCCTGCATTTTTATACAATTTATATGCCCTAGATAGGGTATCTCTCGCTATTTTTAGAGTTTCAAGATATTTTGGGTCCTGTGCTTTCTTACGGTTAATTTCTGTAATTTTTTGGATGTGTTCTGCGGAACTTCTAGCAGCAATAGACCTCGCAATAACTTTATTTCTATATTCGGTATTAGTCCATAGTGCCGTTGTTATTTCTTTTTGTCTATTCCTTCTTTCGGGATTATCGTTCCATTGTTTTTGAACTAGAGCGGACCGTGCAGCCCTAGCCTTTTCTGTGGATAATGCTTTCTTTATACCTTTAGATAAATTTACACGGTATTCCGCAGTTGCTTGAACTTTATGTAGTCCCTCTTTCTGTTTCTGTCTAAACTCTAATGATTCCCACGCAGACTTACTCCAATTAGCAAAATCTGATACCTTATTAGAATCTTGCCAACGGTCTAAATCGTGGTGTGATGTGTGTTTAGGCTTACTTATAAAAATAAGTTCACAAGCTGGTCGCTTATAATATAAACCTAGTTGCTTCAAATCAGAACTAGATAAGCCCATATCTTCAAACTTGTGGTGTATGTCATACTGTTCATTAGAATTAAGGGCTTCTTTATAGCCAACTATGCCTTCAATAGATTCACGGCAATATGCCGTTGCTTGACGTATGCTAAACATAAAAGCCTCCTTACGTCTTGTGGGAGTAAAACACCCCCGACGGCTAGCCAAGACGAAGGAGGCTTGATTAAATATACACATTATCACGGCATTTTAGCACCCCTGCGCTCTAAAATTTCTGTTAATAAGTCCGTAGTTGCTGTTTCTTTACCGTCAAGAATACCGTCAAGCATTTTTGCACGAGCATCCAACACTTCAATAGCATCCATATCTATTGTACCAGGTGCTACAAGATAGTAAGAAGTTACCGATGACTTACAACCCATTCTATGCAACCTATCTTCTGCCTGCCTGTGGAAGTTCGGGGTGTGCGAAAATTCAGCGAAAGCCACATCGGAGCAGACTTCCTGGAAGCCGTCAATGCCGACACCGCCTGCCTGGATATTAGCGACGATTACACGGCACTTCGGGTCGTTAATGAATTTCTTACGGGCTTCTTCACGTTCCGTAGCGGCCATACCACCATAGATAATCGCGGGGTTGTAATCCTTGAGCGTATCAAACAGGACTTCCACGACGGAGCGGTGCCACGCAAACAGCAGCAGTTTCTTGTCCGATTCCAGGAAGTCTTCAATCCACTGCAACATAGACTTCTCTTTGAGTGCGTAGGCGGTTCGTAGCAGGTGAGCGACCTTGTTTCGGGCGTTTTCACGCTCGCCCGTGACAGTTTCATCCGAAAATGCTATGCGTTCCTCTTCATAATAATCGTCCATAACGGACTGGTCCACTTCAAGCGGGACGACTTCCATAACTTTGGGCGGGAGGTCTTTCATTACTTCGTTCTTCGTCCTGCGGAGCATACAGCGGACAAGCAGTTCGTGAAGTTCTTCCACATTGGACGCACCGTTGAATTTTACCCTGCCATAGCTGTCAGTCTGCGGGTCACAATACCTGTTCTTGAACAAATAGAAGTTCTTGAACATAGACGGTTCCACGATAGACAGCAGCGTCCAAAACTGCATAGGCTTTGACATAGCAGGCGTTCCGCTCATACCGATACAATGCGGAATAATCTTTGAGAGTTCCTTGAATGCGATAGCTCTTTGAGAATCGGGGTTTCCGATAGCCTGCACTTCGTCGCCTACAAGCAGACGGAACCCAACCTGGGCAAGCGGACCATCGCACACATAGAACACATTAGTTTCACCGTTGCGTTCGGTAGACTCAAAGTGCCCCGCCCAATCCGAAAGAACGTCCCAATTTATGATATAGCTCTTATACTTTGACAGCGGGTGCGGGGTCTTGCCGCTCAACACTTCAACGTCGGGGTAATGCTTCTTTGTAGCCCCTACCCATTTCCTATACGCTTCCTGCCACTGCAACTTCGTAGGGGCGTTCACGACATAAAGTGCAGGGTAGGCGTTCGCATAGACCATCCAGGACAACGCTTCTACGGTCTTACCGCAGTTGTGGACGATGACATGGTTAGCCGTAAAATTACTGTAATTAAGGACTTTGACATCGTAAGTCATCCTCATTCCTGCGGAATGGATAGATACTACCTTGGACATAAACTTACCGCCCATACCGTCAATCTGCACATAGGCGTTCAAGGTATCTTTGATTTCAGTCCACCCGTTATCTGTAAGAACCTTGTGGTCGGGAGTAGCGATTAGATAGATGCCATCTTCAAAAGTGACGTGGACACACCGTTTTAATCCGCTGTGTAAAACATCCACGATTTCCCCAAACCCAATAGTATGCCCATCGCTCAAAAGACACTGAATTTCCCAAGCACACTTTTCCTTGGTCTTGGTAAATTCCCTGTGAAGGGTTTCAAGACTTATTTTCCGTTCTTTCCCGTCCTTTCGAACTTGTACCATCATGTCGCCACAGACGCAGCCCATCTCGTCACCTAGAGCTAACCTTCCATGACGTAGCTGTGCAAATTTCAAGAAATCAATCTGATAGGGACGTAATCCAGGAATAAGCGTGCCTTCGGGGTCCAACTTCGTAGCGTCAATTTTAGCCTGCTGTTTGATACGGGGGTCTTCCCGTTTCTCGTCGGGGTCTTTTTCCTTCGGGGGGTCTTTCCATCCCGAAGCTTCCATCCATGTCTTTACACTGACATTCCACGGTACTTCCCACTTCTTTGTCGCTGCGTTGTAGGAACGTTCCGGCAATTTACGGACGGCTTCAAGGATAGCTTTCCAAGCATCCTTGTTGTGCGTAAACCATGTAAGGGCAACAACCGTCTTATCTACCTTTGTAAATTCGGATACATACTTTACGCCCGCTATAGGCTCTATAGGCGTAATTGCACGACCCATCCTACCCATTATACCCATCAAATCATATCCCATAATCAATCTTCCTATAATCGGGTATTGCCACGTTTCTATTCGTCTTACACCATTGTACGAAACGGAACCATCTTTCGTTCCCAGGGTAGATAAACGACAACGGAAGCACCTTGCCATTTGCAGATGCATTCCATTCCTTTACCAAAGTAACCGCCATTCCTATATCTGCCAAACGTACACGGTTGTCCACTATAGACATCAACATGTCGCGGTTTGCATAGTACCAATCGACAAATTTCTTGACACCGTTCCAATAAGTTGCCATAGCCGTAGACGGCATACTTCTCAAGTATTCGGAATCCTTGATTGCCTGTTCTGCGGCAGTGACGGCCATCTTTGGAAGGGCAGCCTTGAGCGCTACATCCTTGTTAAGTTCCCAAAGGACTTCACAGAAAGGACTCCATTCCGTACCCGCCTTAGTCTGTGAACAGATAAACGAGGCTAGCGACTTACGTGGAATCTTTCCGTTTTCTAAAGGAGGGTACCAATACCCGCCATTCCTGTGAGCATTTTCAACATAGTCTAGGCATTTCTGAATCGTATCCATGACGGAAGATACGTTATTGAACCGTCCTTTCAATATGGAAGGACTTCCACCTTTCTGTTCAGTCTTAATAACCCATTTCTTATCCCACTTATGGGAATCTACGAAAAATCCGTTAGCCAACCATACTACTTCACGGCACGTGGATTCCCATACCTTGCTGTTTAACCTAGTAGCGGACAGGAATGAATACGATTGTGTAAGTTCGTGAAGCCTGCTCAAGTCGGCATCGGACAGGCTGTCCTTGTGAGCTACCAAACCAAGATTAAATCCGCGCTTGGGAACTTCCGTCTTTTGTTCCGTGACAGTCTTAGGTTTATCCTCTCTAATAGTTGCATGTGTTCGGACAACAGGAAAACGTCTGGCCGGGAACTGTTCCGAAAACAGGTCCTTAGTTTCCATACGGATTTCTAGAATGTCCTTGCCTCGAACGACGACACGGGCGGAAACGCCCTCGTTCTTCAGCCATTCGTTCAACTTGGGTAAGAGTGTAGTAGCCGTAAACGCCATCATGCACCCTTCGAAGATTTCCACTTCTGTAACATCTGCTCGAACTTGTCCTGCGGTATAGGGCAAGTCTTGATGAAGATATCTCCAAGCTTTTTTCGGGACAGGTCGGCTTCGGACAACGTGGATGCCCTGGGAAGAGTCCTGCCACGATAGAGGGGGTCAAACCATACCGCAGAAGGTTTCCACTTCCTGCGCTGCATTTCACGTATGACCCTGTTATGGTACCAAATCAAGGAATCCCATGGAAGCGCATAGAACCATGTACGAATGTTCTTCGGACTCTTCCAAAGGGATGAACGAATCTTGCATATGTCCCTATGCAGGGCAGTCAGAAGTCGGTCGGGTAAATCGGGTAAAAGGTTGGGATGCCACAACTGCATTTATGCGTGTCCTAATAAAAAGCGTGTCCATCAGATTGCTATACATATATAGCAAAAAGGCAAAATTTCTGCACTATAGGTCGGGTTCAGTCACTGTAGGTTTTTCCTTTTCGAGCCAATATGTCCCATACCGTTTTCCTGTCTTAGGGTCCTTTTTCTTGACGCAGGTTATAGCCATTCCCTCTGCCTTCAAGTTGAAAATTTGTGCCCCCAGGCGGAAACAGCCGAACATTTCGAGAGCGTCCAACGGGGTAATCTTGTGTCCCGCCAATAACCATTCCTTTATGGCCTGTTTTTGGGATATTTTCGAAGACTTATCTATAGCCCATGCGGGATGGATACCTTGAAGGGTTGCAGACGTATCCTCCTTCAGCACCAATATGAGCGTCTTGGAATCACCGCTCATTTCCACGTGATGCGGGGTAAGAAATTTATCACCGTACTTGAAAGCTATCTCACGCTGGGAACGTATAGCTTTCCATGACTCATGATTGCAAATTTGCAATAGTTCAAACAGTTTCATAATATTCCTCGGGTTAATGTTGGAAACTTCTAGGACATGGGCATAAACAAGGTTGTAGCCCTGCTGTCAATCCACTGCGTCGGAAATGACTGGTTGTCTACGGATTTGAACATTACTTGTGAATTGTCGTCAAACCGTTCCAGGAGTACGGACAATTTCAAGGCATCCATCTTTATACCGCCCAATGTACCATAGGGATGCTCATTATAATCCGAAGGTATCCGGACAGCCCTTACCGTATCACCGCTATATGTTATGAACACGGGACAGTGACCCTTGGGAGTCTTACCTAGTTCTATTATCAATCTGTTCAAGTCTTCTCGAAGAACTTTGACATCCACTTTCTTTTCATGGTCGAATCCGTCACGGACAACAAGTTTATGGAAATCTGGATAAGCCCCTCCAGTACATCTGCCACTCACCGAATAGATACCTGTATTGAACTCGAACGCCGTAGCCCCTAGAAAAAGCGTACCCCCGTTTTCAAGAGAGGACATGGCCTTGATAGCCTTTGGCTTCATTGCCCTACGGACATTTGCGTTGTCGATATAATCGGTAAAAACAAGGGCATGGCGGTCGGTAGCCGCAAAGCCATGGTTAGCCCCGTTCATTTCAAACAGTACGCTGTCTAGCGCAGTATATTGCGTATCCGTAATACATAACGGGGCTATATACTTGTCTATAAATTTTAAATCATATCCTGTAAGGGCTACAGGAACGTCCTTTCCTACATCAAGCCTGTTCGAAGGACAGTCTGAACCGTTGACACCCGCAAGCTTTCCGCAAGTAACTATGCCATCCTTGAACGACAGGGAAGTTCCTTCACGTTCGACCAACAACGTTCCGCAGCTACGGGGGGATTTTTCCAAAAGAGAAGTGAGAGCCGTTGAATTTACGGCAATATCAATTACGCCATTTCCGTGAACGCCCTTCAGTGATAATCTTACAAATAAATCCGTATCGGTAGCTTCTATAAACCCGTCATTGTCCTTAAAATAGAAATGGATACAACGAAGTATAGGTACTGTAGTCTTTCTAGGTACAATACGGTTAGCGGCATTTAAAAAAGTTGTAAGGGCATCCCTATTGATGCTGAAAGATGCCTCGGCAGTTTTTGATTTAAGTGCAAGATTAAACGCCATGGTTATACCATCCCTAGTTCCTTCAAATGAGTGTATAAACATTACACAAAAATCGCACGTGCCAATTTTTGTCTTTTATACATAACTCTAAAGACTGCATTTCCAACATAGTCGGATAGCAGGAAGCGATATTTGAGTTTCGCTTCTTTAACTTTTCGGAATAAGTCCTTCCAAGTTTTCACTCCACCAAGCGTTTGCTTCCATCGCTCGTCTTGGGTTTCAATGTTAAACTTTGGATAGAACCACCCCTTTTCAAACTTCTTGTATGCTCTACGGGCTATCTCAATAGCGGACGCTACCATATCGGGTGTATTTTCATCCCCGTATGCAAAATTGCCCACGATAGATGAATAGGCAGGATTGACTTCAACTAACTCATAGCGGTGTATGCCTGCGAGCATTTTGAGTTTATTCACGAACAGCGAGCGTTCCCACTTGTTGTTGCAGAGCCTGTTAAGACTCTTACCCTTCTTTTGGTCTTTGGGCTTAATGCTTAAATCTTCAATAGCAAGTTTGGAGCATTTCCAATAATCAACTAACTTGTTAATCCTGTGGGCAATGGCAACAGTTTCGTGCTTCAACTTGTTCGTGTAATACTTTGATTTCTTGTGCTGCGAAGATTCACCGCTAGGTTTTGTAAGGGCTGTTAAATCAAATACTTCTTTATGAAGAACCTTAAATTCGTTGTTCTTGTCAAACTCAATAACGGACACACCGATGTAATTGGGGTTCATATCAATACCAAGAACCCTGTTCCGCTTCAAGCCCTTGTAGGCTTCATTATAGATAAGTGTTTCGTCATAGGTAAGAAACAGGTGCTTATCAGTGAACTTTACCGTGACAGGCATTTTCGTTTGGTTTGCTAGTTCCTGCACCTTTGCTAGTTCTTGTGCTAGTTTTTTCTTTACAGGGCAGAACTTGATTTCTTTACGGACACCACGGTTCGGTTTATAACCTACCGTGTTATTTTCAAAGTCAAATGAAAACAAGCGATTCCCGTAGTAGCTGGATTCCCCAATACTGCACAGGGGCATCAACCGTTTCTGTTTGAACTGCTCTTTAGTAATTAAACCTTTAAGATATTGAGATAGGTTGTGTTTTCCACCAAATAAAACCTTTTTACACCCTATTCTATCAAATAGTGCATGGGCCTCTTTAATTGCTGAACGGATAATCCAACAATTAGCCCCAAACCTAGACTTTAAGTATTCCGTAATTTGTTTTTCAGAATACCCATCTTGAAAACGATTAAATGCAATACGCTCCATACAGCTAAATGAACGAATATCATCTAACAAACACGGTGGTGTATGGGATATATACAATCTAACTGTCTTCATACATTATGAATATACAATATGATAGCATAATTGTCAATAGGGTCTTTAACACACAAAGCCAAGTTCCTTCATTATTCCACGGGCTTCGTCGGGTGTAAGGTCACCAGGGTCTCGTGGGTTTCCTTTACTATCCAAACCAAATTCAGCAGCGCACACATCCACACGACAACCACAGGCTGAAATATCCTTGGCATATTCTTCCGCATGCTGTTGCGCTTCGGGTTCGGGGTCGAACAGGAATATAACTTCCTTCCAATAGGTCAACAGGTTAACCTGTTCTCGGGTAAGCGATGTCCCGAACGTAGCCACTGTACCTGGTCCCATACGCCATTGGTCGAATACTCCTTCCACGACCACGATACGGTCCTTGTTTCGGGCTAGTTCCGCACCATACAAAAGGTGCTTGTGGTGGACTACCGCCTTTTCCACAGGGCAGCACTTGTAACGGAGTTCCTGCTTTCCTGTATAGTCACGGCCTTGGAACGTACATAGGTTTCCAACAGTATCGTAGACAGGTATAATCACTCGGTAACGAAAATCAATTCCCTGCCAATATCCGATATCCGTCGTACCAAGGATGCCATGATAGAACTCCAATTCTTCGGGGTCGAATCCACGACCGCTTAAATATTTCCTGTGTGCATCCTTTATAGGCTCGCCAGGAAGCGTGATGCTCTTGACGCTAGACTTGCGGGTTTGTTCCGCTTGTAGGAACGGGTTAATGCCCTTTGAATACTTCTGTATAAGCTGACGTGCCGTATCCATAGGGATATGGGCAGCAAGGGACAAAGCCTTGACGGGATGTCCGCCCTTGCAACGCCAACATTGGCAATTCCCTTTAGCAATAGAAAATCCCAAGTGATTGCTATGGTCGTTGCAGAAGGGACATTGAATGTTAATATGTCCAGGGGCGACATTTTTACCACTATCCCAACAAGGAACATTTAAATCCATGAATAGCTGCTTCCAATCTGTCATTTAGTTTTCCTTTGCTTCGCGAGCATAGACCTAAATGGCTTCCAACTCAATTCACCACCATTAGCCTTATATTGCTTATAGGCTTCTAAATCCTTATGAATACGAATACTTGCCTTCTTTTGTAGATTCTCACGATATCCCGGATATGTTTCCCATACCCGTTTAATAGTTTCCGATTGCTTTGCCCGGTTTTCGGAAGTCCACAGTTCAGCCTGTATTTCTTTCATCCTATTTCTATATTTTACAGAAGCCTTTATAGGTGCACAGGCTTCTTTAACGTGTAAAGTATGCTCTGGAGTTTGTTTTACTCCTTTCTTTGCTTCACTTATATGCCTACGATGTTCTTCTGTAAATTCGGGAATATGTCCATTCTTAAACTGTCCGTTTACCAACTTATCTGTAGGAATTAGTGTAGCATGCATCTTATTATGTTCCCGACCATTCATAAATACTAATTCACAAGCGGGGCGATTATAATACATTCCTAATTCTTTTAAATCTGCTAAAGATAATCCCATTTCCTCAAATCTATGATGGATATGGTATTTTTCAGTAGATTCCGATGCTTCTTTAAACCCTTGAATAGACTCAATAGGGTCACAACAATACATTCGTGCCATTGCACTATTAAACATAAGAGCCACCTCCGGCTTGTTGGGGTTTTAAGCCCCGACGACGCGTCAAGTCGGAGGGGCTACTCTTAATATAGCAACATAGCGTCATTTTAGCAATGGGCCTTTTTACAATGCATCAACCTTTATACTGTTAAGATACTGCTGTATGGTACTTTGTATCCTCTGACGGGTGACACCCGCAGTTGACGCAATCTGCGAATAGGACATGCCATTGTTATGCATCTCCAGATATTGCTTACCACGTAGGTCACGTTCTTCAGTGATTTTATTCTTTACAGGTCTGAATCCCCTGTGCAAGTGGGCACGGGCAAAATAGGCACACTGCGCATAGGTCTTTCCTTTTGCAATCTTGTTGTTCATGACGGCATCAATCTGTTTAGCCGTCCAGTTTTTGTATGGGGTTTCCATATTACACCTCTCTGATAGTTATTTATCCTAAAGGATGCTAATACCTATATAGCATCCAAGCTAATTATTCGGAATCCTCCCGAAGAAGCACTAGCTCCGGTATCGTCGGGATTGGCAAAGTATCCATAAATGCCCGTGCTCGGGATTCCGTCGAGAACAGGCGGTACTTAATGTTATAGTCTCCAGCTACACTATAGATTACAAGGAACTTAATCACAGTGAATTTCTCCTGCATTTAGGACATTCCTTTTCTCCAAACAGCACAGAATTGAACGGGTGGTCTATTCCCTTGATATAAACGTGGGAATACCAATCATAGACTTCCACACGTTCCATGTCGTAGATTTCGCCAACGGTCAGTTCGTGCTTGTCGTCTCCCCAATATCCCGAATTGCGGTCGTTGCGGATGCACTTGACTTTTCGTGGGTTTGGATTGTTAATGTCTAAATCGCTAAAGATTACGGAATTTTCACCCATTGCTAGCCTCCGTGGTTAAGCACGCTCCGAATGCGGGTAGAACGTCTATGGAAATATGCGTGAGTTTAATGACATTCATTACGTTATCGGGTTCTACTTTAACTTCACCGCATAGGGTAGCCTTGAGTACGTACCCACCGTAAATTAGCGTTTTCAGAAGTTGTCCGTATTTGTATTTCAAATCCACGTCGATAGTGGCGACAAGACCGTGAACAGAGTCCACAGCGATAGAAGCCACTTCGCCAACTTTTTGTGGAACATCTCCATCCACAGACGGGAAGTGTTCCTCATTCTCGCAACCCATAGACACAGGGCGTAACTTTGTGGGCAGTTCCATAAATTTGTCAATGACCTCTTGAGAAATGCAATACTTGTGACCGCAATGCTCAAGGTTCACTGGAATATCTACGTGAACAACTTTTCTACGCGATGGTGTTTCGTTAGATTTTTCAGTCATTTATAGCCTCCTGTAGTTAGGGAACTTAATCATTTTAAATTTCTTCCACATTTAGGACAGTTAGTTATCTTAACAGAAGAACAAATTGTTTTTGGTTCACACTGTTCTTCATATCCATCGGCTATCGTGGATTCTATCATCCACACCCCCTGGGATATATGGACTACTTTGTAGGATTCAGCAGGGCATTCACCGAAGTCCTTGCCACTCTGTCCAATCCCAAGTAAACCACATTCACAATAAGGGCACTTGTCGGGTATCATTGCCTTTGCTTTTTCGGTGAGTTCTAACGACATCGGTTGATAATGCTCGTTTTTAGGCACAGGCACAACTTCCAAATAATTAGGATAGCGAACAGACATAATCAAGTTTCCCCAGTTTTTGTGATTGTATAGCCTGGAATATACACGGACACATGCGAGATATTAATAATTTCCATAACTCCATCACAGTTTTCCTTAAATTCTCCACAAAGTACGGCTTTTAAGGTGTACCTAGATAATGCCGTTTCTAAAAATTTTCCATATTCCAATGAACAAGTGTCTATCTTAACACAAACATGTGGGACATAATCGGATTCCATACAGATACTTAATATGGTGCCTGCCTTGTTCGGTATATTTCCATCAACTATAGGTTTAAAATATTCCACGGAAAGTACCCTGCATTTTTCGGGAAGAGCCATAAACTTGGCAAGGCATTCCTTCGATACAGTAAACTTTCGACCACCTATTTCCATGGAAAGCGCTATATCCACTATGAAATCACTGTTGATATGGGTATCTTTTGAAACCGTAGATGTTGATTCGACACCTGTATTACTTACAGATTCTATTTGAGGTTTAACAAGATAATCTAGACAAGCTGTAAATTCCTTTGCGGCCTTGACCCAATCTTCATTTTCTAGGGTTTCTCCCGCAGCGAACTTGTCCGCGTTCATCTTGATAGTGTCTGCCACATAGTAAAGGCGGTTCTTGATTTCTTCCCGGTTCAATAGGAACCCTCCTTCTAGATGCAGTTGACCGATACCATAAATGCTACGAACAGCAATGAACCTACAATGCCGTGTATGGTCTTGGTAAATCTTTTAGATTGCACGCCAAAGGAATTGCACGTTGTCCCTACATAGGACATTTCGGACGTATATTCTTTGAAATCCATAATATATTTCCTCGGTATTAAGTGGTTTGTATGTCCATAATATAATAAAATACCTATTGATTGTCAACAGGTATTATTAATACAATTATGTTAAATTTGATTTACATTACGACAAAATCACGGGGCTTGTTCCGTATCGGGAAGTCATGTTCACGTATCAAGTCAACGTAGGTCTGCAAGGATTCCCGATAGTCCTGGTGTTGGTCGGAGTCGCCTCCTACGCTACCGTTAAGCAGCGTTTCGTTAGTCATAGCCACACGTAAGTGCAGGTGTTCGCATTCAAGCCCAAGGAATTGGTCTTCGCTGCCCCACTTGTTGAAACGCGGTTCAAAAAGGAATCCACGGTTATAAGCAACAATGTCCTGGATAGCACCCACACGCATACAGAACCCGCAGGAATAGAACGGATTGCAGAGTGTCCCCGTATCTACCAACGTGGCACCGCTCAACGGTACAAATATTTTTTGGTGCCTTGAATCGTGTTCACAGGAATATAGCATGCAGTCTATATGGTTGTCCTGCATAGACTTGATGACACTTTCGGGGTTGTAGTCCATCGGGTAGCGGTCTCCGTCAAAGAACTCAACGTAGTCGTCAGAACTTGGAGAGAACGTCTGTAGGATGAACTGCAATCCCGTGTTCCTGTTCATACCCCTGTGACCTGCCGATGGCATAAGGACGTAGCGACAGCCAACGGCTTCGCATTCCTTAATGTCTTCGGCTGTAGGAGCGTCAAACACGAATACGGTATGTTCATCATTTGGAAACTTTCGGATATTTTCCGTTTGATTATGGGATAATACGACCCTGTAGAGCATGCCTAGTATTCCATGACATAAATCTTGCCGTTCAATTTAACAAATCGGACAGTAGCAGTAGCTATATCTGCCAAGGTTTCCGCAGGCCTTGTATATGCAGTAAAAGCAACAACATTGCTACATTTATGGAACTTAGGCTGTATATACGGTACTACGGATTGACTTCCATCTAGTATTTCTTGTTCATCGCTTCCCCAATAACATAAGACATTGGCGTACAGTTGCGATGTAACCTTGTCATAGAACTTTATCTGTATGTTGGGCGAGCCGTATTCGGATTCCGGGTTAGTCACGGCCATTCCAGGAATAGCTTGCTGCATAGCTACAGGAATCCCGTCTATGGGAATTTCGTAGGATGCCACAGGAAGTTGCACTATATGGATGTTTATCTCATAGACAACACCTTCTTTCAAATCATTGTAGGATATATACAGATTATTATGCGGATTAAATACCCACTTTACAGTATTGGTCGAGCGGTCTTCGGCGCTAAGTCCATGCCACTTGTACCAATTAAGGACAGTAGCTTCCTTGAAGTTGAACAGTTCTCCAGGTGCAGATATATAGTACCAATCCCTGCCTGCGGTACCCGTCTCCTGCGCCATTGTCTTGAACCCTGCATAGTCGGGATGGAGTACGCGTGTACGGTCCCATCCGTTAGAAATTATGGAATTTAACGGTGATACGTTATAATCGGGGTTATCAGGGTCCGTAGGGTCCGTAATAGGTGTAAGGTCATAGTCAGACACAATCACTGGACCTAACGTGCCCACACCTAAAGACAGGCTATACCACGTAACAGCGCCATCCGTATCTATGCTTACTTTTCTTCCTTCGGACACGTTCGAGAACGTTATCTTGGAGCCGTCCCATCCGCTGAATTGATAACGTGCGGACGACTGATTGTGATTTACTACAAGTACGGGTTCGGTCTGCCATGAGGATATGCTTTCCCGCATCTGTTGGTAGAGTCCCGGAATGCTCGTGGTAGCTGAGGACATGTCGTCACCGTTGATATGGTATTCCGTAGTCATGCCACCGCTTGTCATCCAATTAGCATATACAATGAAAGGAACGTAACTTTCAGATACGGATGCAAGTTCGATGTATAGGCTGTATCCGTCCAAGCTTTCTTGCAGGATAATCTGTCCCCCGACACGTTCTCCATAATTGCGCTGTGCGGATATTTCCGACTTATAAGACCCGACCTTGATTACACCCTTGTTACTTATACCCGCCGTCAAGATAATTGGCGCATTAGGGTTGGACCAAAAATTAAACCCACCGGGGAGGTCCCATGAACGGTACGGATAAGCCGAATAGATGTTGACCATATCCTTGGTTACTGTGGCATCCCATTCACCGTCCACTTGGAAATCGCTGCAATCTATAAATGAGGTATCATTTAACAAACGGCTGCCCCATACGAAATAGAATTGCGAAGGGAGCTTTGCGTTTATGTATATGCTGAATGGCGGCTTGATTACGGTACCTTGCCACGAGTTGTTGGTACCGTCCATATTTGCCATAATCACGTCACCCATATCTACAGGACCCGAAGTAAGACCTTGGGCAGTTATTACGGCATCCAGCTTTTCCTGCGTAATCACAAAGTCATAATGTACGGACCTCGCCAACTGATTAGCGTTAACGGGTTTAAATATTCCACCAGGGGCATAATCGGTATGTATCTCATTATTAGGATTGTTTTGCATAGCAGACCTCTTTTATTCTAAAAATACATAATTAGGCTAGAAAGCTTCAGTAGCAGCTATTATTTTCGCTCTGAAATCATAGATTGAATTTACGGCGGCTTCTATCCTGTCGGAATAATCCTTGAATATCTCGAAACGGAACGGGGAATACTGCCCGTTATTGGCGGGTAATTGACCTATGAACTGCGGAGTGGATATATGGAACTCCGACAGGTCATCCTGCAAGTTTTTCAAACGTTCTCCGTTGTCTCCGCACAGACCCGACAGGTTTACGGCAAGCAGGTACAGTTCATGGATAATGTCCATCATGGACCATTTCTCGGGGTCTACGTACTTTGCACACTTGGGTATCGGATTCCGCATTGGAATGTAATGATATTCTTCCCCACCTGGGCTTACGGCATCCACGGACAGGAATGAACCCAGACTGGGGCTTCCCGAAAGCTTGGTAACGGATACGCTCTCGCAGGGGTAGATATAGAACGTATAGGAATCGTTAGGCCCGTAGGATTTAGAAGTGCTGTCCAATGCTTCATGTATGACAGCCATCTGCATCTGACGGGATTGCGACACATAGCTTGAATGGTAGTATATTACATGGCCGGGGTTATTCTTTTCGTAATAGAGACTATATCCCGACTTTACCTTGGAATACTTGGATGTAAATTCCAGGTACGGCATTTCCTTGTAATGCCACGACTGCATGGAAAGAAGTTCCCCGTATATACCGAAACACGGGAATTTGGTTTCCCTGCCATGGTCTATGGAATATCCAACGATATCCGCCAGTTCTTCATTAGCCCCCGAATAAGTTTCATTGAATGAGCGGTAACACGTCACAAAAGTCTCGGGGACTATTGCTGAATCCGCAGATTCGGGAACCTTGCCGTCCGGGAAGAATATGTTCCCGAGATAGTAAGCGCTGTCGTTCTTCGACAGTACCTTGGCAAGCAGTAGCATGCTAGAACGATGCATGTGCAGGGCTTCGGGAAGTCTACCCAATACAGATTCTTCCTGTGGCAATGCCAGCGTATCGGGATATTGAGCCAATACGGAAGCGTCAGAATTTACACTGTCCCCCCCTACAATCTCGTAAAGTTGCGGGTCAAGCGTACCTACCTTCAGACCTTCCGATACGTCCGTCATTACGGAAAATACAGTCGATGCCACAAAGTTGAAAGACGTTATCCTTTCATACATGACTTCATCCGACGAACTGTCAGACGGGAACATCACCATTCCAAACTTATCTACTGCGTAACAGACATTTACGTAATCTCCCGCCAGCACTGTATCGTTACCCGAAGATGTATGGTAAATCCGATTATTCTTGGAGTTGACCTTATATGCCACGAAAGGTATCCCGTAATTCCTCAACTGTTCGGGAGTACCTATCGGAGTAGTTGCAAACGACGGGCAGACCATATAAGTCTCGATGTCGTCCATGCTTCCCGGATATCCCTTGGCGGTATGGCCTGCTTCGACCAGTGCGCCCATCACGGCATCAAACATCCTATGCAATGAAACATCATTAGCGGGCAAGTTATTATCCGTGACATAGTGGACGAACATGGCTTTCCATGCATCCGTCATGGCCTGTACGTTTTGTCGGAATTGGATTGCAGTCGTGTCGGTTGTGCTGTAACGCCATACGTCATACTGCACGTATACCTGTGGCTGTAATTGCTGCAATTCCCAGAATCTTGTCAATGTCGATGGTGTCTCGTTATAGGCACGGAACCCTTCAAGGATAAAAGTCGTAAATATCCCGTAAGCTTTTTCATAGGCCTGCTGCCATTCGTCCATGGCTGCAACCATCTTAGAACTAATCACGGCAGCGAATATTTCAGACACGCTTCTTGAATCGCTGTCAGACAACGAAACGTTACTGCCATTGATAGACATAAGCGAAGTATCAAGCTGCGACAGCGTATGCCCGACACGCAGCGGGTGGCTGCGTTCTTCGGTAACGGTCCACTTGCCATCCACATTTTCGCCTTCCCCGTAAGGACGGCGATTGTAAAAATTGTTCAATGCGGGAAGCCATTCGTTCGTATAAGAACTTCCCCAATACTGCAAGGCCCGTTCCAACAGGTACATGGTATTGGGTAGATAATACGGGGTGCCGTTCAGATACCATGTATCGGGATTCTGATAATCAAATTTTCCAAGATACGAAGCCTGCCTAGTCACCATAGTAGGATTCGGCATAGGCAACGGCAACGGTGTAAAGCCTTGTCCCGGAGAATTGTTGTTCAACAGAACTTTGTGTTCGGTCCCCGCTTCCGACGGTATAGGGGGCTTGTACCAATATGCCGTAGTGACATTGGGAACTATACTATCCAGGAGGGGTAACGGAGTAATCTTGAAATACAGCGCCCCCCAATACTGCTGAATCATCCCTAGATATGATTCAAGGCACAGGAGTCCGTCCGTCATGGATATGAGCGCTAGAAGAGCCTGCCTTATAGCTTCCTTCACACCTGCAAGCAAATCCCCCGCCAAGCTGCCCGCCTGCGTGGACAAGATTCCCACGGTATCGTAAAGAAGCCAGTAGTTCGCTTCTCCCATGTATCTGCGCAATATCGGCGTATCCTGTACAAGTTCCCATGCCTCCTTGGCGACATCGAACGTGAACGTCCCCGTGAAATCGGCACCGAGGTCATTTATCCTGCTAAGAATTTCAGCATAGGCTTCTTCTATCTGTTTCAACCGTTCCAACCATTCGTCAAGCCACGAGTCTATCTGTTTTAAGGAAGACTTCTTACCCTTGATAAGTGGACTCATGAGACTATGGAGGGTGTCGTAGGCATTCCGTGCACCTATGACTGTAGCGGACACAAACGGGTTATTGTCGCCCGCAGAGACGGCGATGTTGTCGTCCATGATGGAATCGGACGGCTTTTCCTTATACAACGAGCCAATCTTGGAGAACAGGGACATATACTATTTCTTTTCGGGTAATGCAGGAGCGTTCATATTTACGCGGTTCAAGATACCCTTTGCCATCAGGTAATTAATGTAGGCCAGCAGGTGCTTGCACGGGGCGGCCACCTGCTTCGGGTTGTTAATCTTCTTGTTGACGTGACCCGTTCCCGGATACGTAGAACCTATCTTGGCTAGCGGGTCCTGTACATAATATTGGAATGCAGGGCAAGTGCACGTGACATAGGATACGGGACTCTGGAAATTGACCTTTCCCGTCTCGTCCTTCTGCAATTCGATTTCCATTAGGTACATGCCGTTGGAACCCGTGGCCGTACCCTTTAGCAGTACGTAATGGCCGTTATGCTTTGCCGAACTATGGCGTACTTTTGGCGTTACCTTGGGGGAAAATACCTTGGAATAGTTGTCTGCTAGATTTTTAAGCGTAACCAAAATACAACTCCTTTAATATACATAGTTTAAGCGGACTGAATCCAACCATTGTCCGTGTAATAGAAACCGTTGCTTGTGACAGTATAGGGCAACGACACGTCTGAATCTGCCTGCGCCACTATGGGAGAATCTGCATTGGGCCTGCTGTAGAACAACGAACCCCTGGCTACATTTACGATGCCCCCCTGCGGCATAGGATTAGGGGAAGTAACGGGAGTATCCTCGTCCACCTCATTCAAAAGGGCCGCAACGTTGCTTCTAAATGTCTCAAGCCCGTCTTCGGCATTAGGGCGGTTGCACCACATGGCGGGACAGAGCTTGCCTGTCACTTGGTTATGCATTATGATGCTAGTAACCTTAATCCCGAACTCGTCACAGAGCCATGCCACCAACTTTACGGCATTGAAATAAGTTGAATCGTTGAAATACCAACCGTCATCCATAGGGTCGCAACTTTTACGGCCTTCCTTGCAGGAACATATTTCCACGTTTATAGTGTTGGAGTGGCCAGCCACGCCTGCATGGCTCATTGACAGTGGACCCTTATACGTGGACGGTCCCCACCCTGGAACTTCGCAGGCGTTCTTCTTCCCTACACGGGAACCGCAACTGTATGTACAGAAATGTGTCTTGGGGTCTACCATTTCCCATATAGAATCTCGTCCTACAAGGTAATGGGCGTTGGAACCCCGTTCGGCATAGGATTTATAAGTGGCCAGCATTCCCGCAGCGTTATCCACGAATCCGCCTGTAAAATGTACTACGATATAGGCAGGGACATTCCTGCCCCATCTTGTAATGTTTGCCCATAGCTTATGGGCTGACGACATGGTAGGCTTAGATACGGACATGCCCTAAATATACATTATTCCTTAAAAACTAGGTGCATTCAGAATCTTTCAAGAAATCATCTATCCAACCCTTTTGAGCATTTTCCCACAGGGTCATAGCGAATTGAGAAGCCAGGTCGTTATACAGAATGGATTTAACCATACAGGTCATAGCCCCTGGGGACAAATTAGCCACAGCTCCGGCTGTAAGTGCATCCATCAAGTTATTGGCGACATTTTCGGCCATGAAGTATCCAACGATTACAGGAACTAGATTCCCGTCTTCCCTGCGTGTTTCTACAAGTTCATTGAAGCAGTCGGACAGGTCGTGCGTCTTTTCTGCCAGGGACTTGATTACAGGTGTCAACGTGAGTTTTTTCAAAGCCTCGTCATTAAGCAAGGATTCTTTGAGTTGGTCGTAGGCTGCTTTCCAATTTTCTTTAAGTTCTTCGTCAATCATATCGGGTTTACCTTATTTTTACCGTTACACCTGTCAATCGGGATGCTTCTGTGCGTGATTTATCCACACGCCAAAGACGTGCAAATTTCTTGCTTCATAGAACCACTACTTTTTAGGTCTATTGCTAGACGTTCATCCATAGTTGGGTTCTCCCCAAGATTATATTCGGACAATTCCTGCCCTACATCTAAAAGTCTTAATCCTTCGTCAAGTATGTTCTTGGCTGCGTTTATGTCCCTATCGTGGTGAACTCCACATTTAGGGCAAACCCACTCACGGATATTCAAGTCCATAGTAGGCATTACGTGTCCGCAATGATTACAACGCTTACTAGTAGGACTCCACCTATCCACTACAATAAGTTTGCGTCCATACCAACCACACTTGTATGACAGCATAGACCGTAGCATTGAGAACGAACAATCTGCTATTGATTTCGCTAGAGAATGGTTTTTAAGCATACCGCTAACATTCAAGTCTTCTATGCAGATTACATCGTTCTCACGAACTAGCCTAGTTGTCAGTTTATGAAGGTAGTCTTTTCTTCTGTTGCCTAGTTTCTCATAGGCGGTAGCAAGTTTAAGCCGTGCTTTCTCACGGTTCTTGCTGCCTTTCTTCTTTTTAGATAAAATTCTTTGTAAATGTTTTATCTTCTTTTCAGCATTCTTCAATAAATTTTTATTCTCAAACTTCTCACCGTTGGATGTAGTAATCAAGTCTTTAACACCCAAGTCAAGTCCTACGCAATTACCTGTATGTTCGTATTCTTGAACTTCTACATCGCAGCATACAGACACAAAATACTTATTTGTGTTCGTCCGCTTTATTACAATGTTTCGGATTTTCTTTATATTGGATAAATCCAGGTTCTTGTAGTTTCTAAACCTAACCCACTTGATTACAGGTATGAATATCTTGTTGTTCTTGAACAGCCTGTCGGGATTACTAGGCATTGAGGTGTTATGGTAAGTCCCCGAATGTGATTTCTTCTTGAATTTAGGGAAACCTATGTTTCCACCATTCTTCAAAGCCTTAAACCAATTCTTGAAAGCCGTTTCAACTTCTATTTTAGCATAGTTCAAACATCGGCTATCAACCTCGGACATCCAAGGATAAAAGTCTTTTAGGGAACTCCAATTCGGACTGAAATTCTTAACCCCGTAATCCCGATATAATGTAATTTTAGTATTTAACATAGCGTTATAGGCTACACGCTCGGCACCGATACACTTGTTAAAGAACACCGCTTGTGCTTTTGTGGGGTCTAGCCTTAACTCTATGCCTTTTGTGACTACCATAAAACAAAAATCCTGTCATTAGTAGCAGTAACGACAGGATAATACCCTTGCGGGTATTTTTTGAAACTCATTGTCGGAACTGCTACTTCCATTCATAAATATACATAAATCTTTTAAGAAAAGCAATAGTTGTCTTTAGCATACCCGTTAATTAAGCATACCAACTACACCACACGCCTATTCACTTATATAGGGACTCTCGTTCCAAAATTTGTCAATAACACCTTCTTTAGCATAACGCTTAATTGCTTGTTTCGCAGAAGCCATATTGCTGTAATGTGTAGGCACAGACAGTAATAATTGCTCAAGATTATATTGAGGATGCGTCTTCGCTTCAAGTTTCAATGCGTCTATGGTTCGGGTGAACGTCGTAGAACGCTTACCAATCTTGCTCCCCGCAGGTGCCTGGTTTTCCCCGATACGCTCAAAGCAATCTTTCCAATAGTCCAGGTCCGCAGGGAACAGGTAAACCCCGCTGTCGGAACCACCGTAAATGTCCTTGTCAAAAGGATTGTAGCTCCTGCCAAAACGGGCACCGTCTTCGTCAACGACGATTAGAGCCAAGCCCAATTCTTCCAGGATTACTCTCTTGGGGGAGTATAACCAATCTTTCAGTGCGTAGGTCGGGACGGCTATGAATGACGCTGTGGCGACATTACGCCAACGGCTTGCCTGGGCGAACACTTTGTAGTTCAATTCGGTCTTCGCTTCAATCGTGAACACCCGCTTGCCGTTTTCATAGACCATATCGCAGGACACCCCCGAAATGCCAACTTCTTCGTGAAGCGTATAGTTCGGGAAAAGGTTTGCTTTCTTAATCTTGTCACAAAGTTCTACTTCGGTAAAATTGTTCAAAATGAACCTCTTGTCAATCACGTTAGGTTTATAACTACAAAATGCCTGCTTAAATTCGTCTATGGGCATCATCATTGACATTTGACGACCTTTGCTGCCTTGCCGTGCAACAACGCTTCAAAGATAGGAAACACCTGGGCTGCACACAAGCCCCCGAAATGCTTCAAGTGGCTCTTGAGGCATCGGATAGCGGTAGCCTTGTCAATATGTCGGATAAAGTAAACGTTCTTTGCGTAGTATTCCCCATTCTTAACGTCCACTTCAACCAGGCGGGTGTTCATTCCCGTGCGTTCCAACAGGTCCACTACCTGTGGAAACGACAGCCCAGGACAATACCCACATTCGACCATACATTTAGTAAATTCTTCAAAGTTCATATGTTGATAATCCTACTATTCTTCTGCCTTAAAGTTGTAGATGGGCTTGATAGTCCGTACAATATCTGCTGTATCCTTGATGTTCGTCACGATTTCATCCATCGGTTTATAAGCCATTGGCGATTCATCTAGGGTTTTGGTACTTACACAAGTCGTGTAGATGCCGGACATAGAAGACTTGAAATCTTCCATCGTCAAAGTTTCCTTTGCCTTTGAACGAGACATCAAACGACCAGCCCCATGCGGACCAGAGAAATTCCATTCGGGGTTTCCCTTTCCACGGACAATCAAAGAGCCATCTCGCATATTCATCGGGATAATCGCCAACTGGTCGTGTTGCAATGAAATAGAACCCTTGCGAAGAACCATTGCATCTAAGTCAATGTAGTTATGTATAGTGCAAAATTTGCCAAGGATATGATGGTTCTTAATCCCCATAGAATCAATAACAACTTGCATCATCGCTTCACGATTTTTGATGGCGAAATCTTGGGCGATTCGCATATCTGCCAAGTAGTCTTGCATATACGAACCCTCAAGGTATGCCAACTCATTAGGAATCGAGGTCTTAGCTTCGTGAAAATCACGGAGTTCCTTTTCAATATCCTTGACCCTGCCTTCAGCTTTACATCTCAAGATGATGTCCGTTTCGATGTCACGTTTGCCCCGATGATATTCAATCGCTCGGTTCTGGTGGAACTTGCAGACTTCAATACCAAGATGTCGTGACCCCGAATGGATTACAATGTAATAGTTGCCATCATCATCCACATCCACTTCACCGAAATGGTTTCCACCACCAAGGGAACCCACCGACAATCGGAGCTTTTCTGCATTAACAGGCGTAACCAAATTTTCAAGCGGAACTTGGTCAGAAAACCTATGCTTCTTGGAACGATGGTTCATCCCAGACGGAATTTCTTGGTGCCAAATCTTATCCATTTTAGACAAGTCCATCTTAAAGGACTTATCAACCTTGAGAACTAGCATTCCGCATCCGACATCTACTCCAACTAGGTTCGGAACTACCTTATCCACTATCTTCATCGTCAAGCAGTTTTTCTCCAGTAGCAAGGAAGTCGTCCACTATCTTCTTTGTCTTACGGACTGCTTCCTTGGGCATCAGGTAGCTTTCGGGATAGCTGACGACCTGCCCATCAAGGCTTGGAGCTTTGTCGGGAGCGACATAAATACGGATTTTAGTTTTTTTTTGGATTTTAGTAAGGCGACGTTTCATTGTCATATCCTCGGTTAGACTTCTTTAATGACTTCAGCGATGGTGTCGGGAACAGCATTCCACTTGTCGGCGTGGGCTTGCGCCTTACGCATAGAAGGGAATGTTCTGGGAATGGTGGTACTCTTGTTCGTGCTCTTGCAGCGAACCCTGACGAAGTATTTTGTAGCCATTGTCATATCCTCGGTTAAGGTAGTGGTTATTTACTACCCTAAATATAACAAATTACCTACTAACCGTCAAGAGGTAACTTGAAAAATTTTAATTTTTAGTTGCGGAGTGCTGCGTATTCATCGGGATATGCTTTCATGATGGCTTCTTCTGTAATCGTGTATGTCTTAATCCCGTCAGCGGCATACACTTTATTTAAGCGGGAAGCCGCATCCGGGTATTTTTTCATAAGGATATCCAATCCCGTACAGGGAGCTTCGCCATAGAGGGTAGCCAATCGCATAACCCCGCACTTCATTTGCAGGTCGTAGAGTTCCGCACGGGAAAGTTTCTTCAGCTTCTGTACGTCAACGACCGTAGTCACGTCATTCGTCCCTTCCGCAGCAGCGTCTAGGTGGATGGTGTTCTTACGTTGTTCCGCAGTGATTACGGGGGTGCCCGTTTCTTTTGCTTCCTGCACGGCTGTTTCAAAATCATTATGGATTTTTTCAACAGTAACCGCTGCGTGAATAGCATTAAGGGATTCTACATTTTCGCCACCACTAGACCACGTAGGATTAGCCATCCCTGTAAGTTCCCCGAATGGGTCGGACACGGATGCGGTTTCGGTAGGTTTTTCCACAGGTTTCGGATAAATAAGCACATCGGAATCCGCCGTGGCGTGCGTATCCGTATAGACCTTTATGGGAGTATTAAGCAAGTCAGCAGCGTCAACGGGTTCGTCAGGCACGCTGTTAGCCTCGGGAACGATTTCAGCAGGTATTTCCGCCACGGGCGTTATTTCAACGTGGTCTCCGACAGGCTTGATTTCCACGTTAACTTTATCCACGGGGTTGTTGGCTACCGCCTTCACATCAACCGTAAGCGTCCCGTCTTTTGACAAGTCCTTGATTTCGCTATTGACAACCTTTATTTCGGGGTGCGTGAGTTCACTGACGGATGCTGCCATAACTTCAAGAACCTTGCCCGTTACGGATTCTTTCAACCGCTGCACAATCGGGGGACCTGACGATAAGGGTTCCTGGGTGCATTCGGGACCGTGAAGCAGACAAGGTTCATAATTCTGTCCCACCGCTTCAACCTTTTCGCCCACGTCATCGGAGCCAAGGACATTGTTCAAAGCTTCCATAAGCTCTTCAAACGTAGTGCCCTTGAACGGCTTGTAAAGAACATGGATATTGGTAATTTCAACCATACCCTTGTCGGCTTTCTTTTCGTCATAGGAAAGCCCGAAGACAGGGAAATCCCTGTGCTTTACCTTGCTGCCGTCTTCGGCAGTGGTGCCCTTGACATCTGCCTTGTAGTTGGCACGGGCGAAATAACGCAACTGCTTGGATTCTTTTTTGGTAATCAACATACGTCTAAATCCTTTTTAAAAAAATAAATATTTAATCATGGTAAGGGTACAGCGAACCACCACTTAACGGGAACCTGTAGCATCCTACCAATTTGAGGCGCAAATACACTGAAACGCTTGGAAACGAAATCGTATTCACCTAGACAGGGTTCCTTGCAACCTTCAAGTATCACTAGATACGCCAGTGGCTTATGGTCAGAACTTTCTGGACGTTCTTCACTGAATTTATGCCAACTATTACTATACACACGTAGAACGTCTTCGTAATTACAAACAATACGGACATCCGCTGTCATACGACCGTTTATTTCAGCATTAACAGTGATAGCATACGGGCGCAAGGGGTCTTTTACATTAGGCAATGTAGCCACGGCTAACGGGGGCATTATCGCTACTGAATCCAATGTCTTACGTAAACTGCTGTTTTCAGCATTAAGGGTTTTAACCAGGGCATCTACATCAGATATACGGTAGCCTATAGGCATACCACTATCATCATAAAAATATGGAACAAGTGTAGTAGAATTAGCCATTTAAGTATTCTCCGTTTTCGTTAAATCATCTTTAACAAGACGAACCGAGTAACCGTAGGACTTGAAGTCCGTAAGCTGGCCCGTCGTATCACACTTATCGAAATAGCGGTAATAGGCATGACTACCACTTGCTGTAATAGTCCAAAAACGAGCAATAGAACCAATACCAAGGAAACTACCACTATAGCCACCTGCGAGAAGAACTTTTAGTCTGTCGTACAATTTCCGTGTGCCATCTACCTGGCCTGTATCTTCAAACGGCTCTACACCGCAAGCCTTGAACGCTTCGTCCCACTCGTCCACGGACGGCAAATGCCACCCGGGTATAGCCTGGGTGACACGGACTGCGGCATCCCAAGTATAATAATACTCATTGTTTTCGGGATTTCGGAAAATACCCTCACCACCATCGTCAATGGCAAGATTCTTGGACAACCATATATGGTTTCCTATTTTTACGGACATAAACGCCACACTGCCATCCATAAAGGTCATACCCTGTGCGTATTTAAGGCTGTGTTCATCTTCATCTTTAATTACAGCAGTAAGCCCTTTGGAATTATACTGCTGGATGTGAGAAGCACTTCCCGAAATCTCGGATGGGTTTTGTCCATACGCATACTGCAATACAAGGTTCTTACGATACTTATGGAGTTTGTCAGCCACCTGTTTCCAAATACGCTCCCAATCCGCAGGAATATGGATAGAAAAATTGACCACAACATCCACAACAGGTTTACCTTGGATGTCATAAGCCATTTCTGCGGTCTTCACATTATTCCGTAATGCCCGATATGCACGGACTTCAGCATTAGCCCATTTCTCACGAGCCTTGATGAGGATAAGCTTGTTGTTTAGTTCGGCAACCGCCTTGTCGGACTCAATGGAGTCCACTTTCTGCTTCAAGATAGAAGCATGGTCTAGCAGTTCGGCTGCTAGTTCCAAGTGCGTCTCTAGAACTTTTGTAAAGTTATTCGGTAAGGCCATAGCAATCCCCATTAATCATCGTTACAAAACCACTTAGGTGCCCCATGTTCGCAAGCAGTCTCGCGTCCGTGACCGTAGCCGTGTTCGGAGCTGTCGGACAACAGGGTACATGCACCCATTTCAATAGCTTCAATTTTGGGTGTTGTATATTGTTTTTTCTTCATAATGATACATCCTTTAAGCGTCTTCTTCATTGATAATCGTAATAGATTCTATGCGTTCAACGTCACGCTGTTGAAAAATCTTCTCAAAGAGTTTAGCCCTGTTTTCAGCCATACATTCCACCGTGTAGGATTCCCGCTTCACGCTTGCAGGGAGGTTCTGCGTGGCTGCGAACTTGTGGCATTCAATGATAACGTAGGTATAGTATTTCACTACCGTCCCCTATTCAAACAGACCCACTGCTGCCATAGCGCCCGTGACCAACTTGACCTGGTAGGCATAATTGTAGCCCTCCAAGGTGACGGTGCCGTGGCGGTTTCCATTGCCGACGTGAAGCAGAAGAATGGGGCTTCTAGTGAAGTAGAAGTTCCAATGGCTAATTTCGCCCACTCCTGTCTGTTCGGTCCAACGTTCGGGCTTCCACCCCATCGTCTGCATAAGGTCTGCGACGAACAAGATAATGGGCTTGTTCACGTCGCAAAACGGTGCGACAATCTTGTTAGTGATTTCAGCAATTTCGGGTGTAATCTTCATTTGAATATCCTCGGTTAAATGTGGTTTTCCTTGACGAAATCGCTTTGGGTAGTGACCGCCCAAGCGATATGAATCACATCGTCCAACAGGGTTTCCTTGTCGTCCATACGGCAGGGTTCAACAAAATCCTTGATAGGCGTTCCGTTAATGGTGCAGTCGCCCAGGTCGCATTCGGTAATTCCGTTCTTGTGGATAGCCCAGGCACTAAACTCCCAACACAACTTAAAGATATGGTAGGAAGCCTGTACGTAGAACGCAGCGTTGTGCTTCGTCGGGTGCATATACCACTTCTTGAGCAACTTGCCGTTCGTGACGTATTTAAGAATCGGTTTCTTTGAGGTCTTTTCCATTCTAGTATCCTCGGTTGAATTGGTTGCCTTTCCTTTACCTCCATAATATAACAAAATACCTACAGCCTGTCAATAGGTATTGTTAAAATAGCATGTTATATTTTTCTTACATGCAACAGATGTCTTTTCGTGTAAGCGGCCTACCGCAGACAGGGCACGCTACACCTTCCAAGTCGCTATAGGCATCATCAAGATAGTCGTTGCAATCGGAAATATCCTCTACAGCACCCCTGTAATTCCTTATGGTGCGAACCAATGTTTCAAAATCCTTTTCGGACCACTTGCACGGCTTCGGAGCTTTCAACTTGTCAATGCTCTCAAGGGCTGTTCTTGCAGTGCCAAGGATTTCCACGACATCTTCATAGTTACGGATAGACTGTACGAGCGGACGCAAGCGACCTTCCCACTTGGACGGCTTCGGTTCACGCAAATCGTCCAGGGCGTTCAATACGGACCTGCACCTGCGATAGTTGGACACGACTTTCCCGTATTTGACGATAGAACCCGACAGGGCTTCAAGTTCCTTTTCGGTATGCTTGGGCGGTTTCGGGAACACCAGGGCGTTCAACTTTTCTAAGGCGGGGTTTACACGGTCGAGGACACGGCAGGTACGGACATAATTATTGCAGATGGCGAGTTCCTTTTCCAAGCCCTTGATTACTGCGGACCTGTCCCCGTTCTCAAGCCATTCGGGAATCTCAGGGTAGTTCTTGATAGCCTTGTAGTCGGAAATGGTTCGGTTGATGGCTTCCAACTTACGGGTAAGTTCTTCAATCTTCGGCTGAGTAGCCTGTGCCTTTTCATAGAGGACTTCGGCTTCCTTGACCCAACTGAAAGACCCAACGGACTTTTCAAGACTCTCAACGGTCTCCCTTGCAGTAGTCACAAGGTCGGACGTTTCAGCTACCTTACGCTTTGCAAGCGTAAGGATATCGTCAACGCATTCAAGACCCGCAAGTTCGTTCAAGTATTTGGACGCCTCTCCTGGTGTAGTGGCAAGCAGGAACGGAGCATCGAACTGCTTCTGCACAGAAGCGTCAGCAAGATTGAACAGTTTCGTTACCGCTTCGGGCACGTCGGTTCGGAGTGCTTCGTAGATTGTATCGTCAACGATATAGCCGTTTAACGTGTTGGAACGCTTGCGTTCAACAACGTGGCCGTCAACCACGATTGTGACCGAGGTATATTCATCATCCTTGAACGTGAAGCCCTTCTTCGTCTTCTTCTGCGCCCAATACGACACAAAGTCGTGCGGGGCTTCGTTGAACAGGACCCAATAGAATGCACGTAGGACGGCTGTCTTTCCGTGGTTGGAACCACCCTGCAATACGGTGGAACGCCCAATGTCCAACTCAAGGTCCTTGTGGCATTGGAAGTTATGCAATTTAATTTTCGTTATCATGATATAAACATCCGACTATATGTCTTGTAAGAACAAATGAAGTTTTCGCTGGCATTCTTCGCAAAGCGTGAAATCTGACCACAACTGCAAGGCTTCCTGCGTAGTTTCCCCACTATCTTGGTTATATGCTGTCATGATTCCCCCGTAGGCGATACGGTTTGTATATACACCCCTCCCGTTGTGGCAGCGGGAACATTCCTTGAAAGTATCACCCCTTGACACCGTGATAGCCTCCATTGTAACGCAGTTCATCGTATGCCTTGTTGAAATCTCCGCCATACTTTTCCAGGGTAGTCTTGCACAATGCAATACCCTTTTCCGTCTTGCTATGCAGCAAGTTCACGTTTTCGGCAGTCACGCCCGACTTGCAGTGAAATTCGGCAGCGTTCACCATCGTGTTCGGGAACACTCTATGCAGGGCCGTGTAGTAGGCTGTCGTGAGGTTGTTAGGTATTTTATCGTCGTCCACGCATTCGGGGCAATCCACACGGGGGAAATCCGAAACACAGGCGGTAGGGACGGAGTAGATACACTTCTTGCTGTCTTCGCTGCCACCCAGGACTTCAATGATTTTAGCAATCACATTGTCGGCACAGAACTTCTTGCCAAAGTTCCCAAAGCCGTAGCGGACAGCCTTTTCGCTAATAGCCTGGTGTTCCACAATCACAATAGAATAGGTCGTGCCGAACACTTTTTCATTCTGTTTAATCTGTTCGGTGCTAGGCTCATAGACACCCACCACACCATAGACAAGATTGCTGACGGTGGGTGTGAACGGGTTGTCCACGCCCGTAATAAATAAAATGCCCGACACGTTAAAAGCCCCGTTATCGTTGCAGGGCTTGTCCAGGACGCTTACAGGCGGGTCGTAATCTTCTGCATTCGTGGCATGGGGCTGCAAGAATCCGTTCTTTAACGCCCTGCCAATCACGACCGTGTAGGGGTGCAGTTGCAACCATTCTTTGAGTTGCCTGCAAGTCGCCATAATGCTATCTGCGTCTTCAACGGGGACTTCGGCACAATGGTCGTAAGTGGCACCGCTGCGGGTCAGCACACGGTTAATCGGAACACGGGGGTCATACGACAGAACTTCTGTGACGTATTGGACGACGGGAACTTCATTAGGCGGTGCATCTTTCCACACAAGCATAGTCTTGTGGTCTTCAAACTGCACGGGCTTGTCGCTGACAAACTCCGTAATGGGCAAACCCTTGTAATTGAGAACGTAAGACATAGAACCTCTCATTGGTTGCTAATGCAAATAAACAGCATTCCTGCTGCCCCTAGAATGAACGCTAGTCCATACTGCAAGATTTTTAAAATCACTTAACAGGTTCCTTCGGCAAAAGGCGTTCCCTGGTTTCGGGGTAGTTACAAATCAAGTAGCCCCAGAGCATAGCATAATAGACATTATAAAGACCCTGTGCAGGACCATAAATGTGCGTATCAATGTTGAAGAACGCGCACAAGAACGGCAGCAACGGATTGTCCGCGTAACGCTTGACGGAGAAATCCTCTGTATATTCGTCCATACACGGGAATAGTACCCTCGGACGGTCCGACATAGTGACGACACACAAGACGGTCTTCTTGTAGGAATATGTAAACTTCGTTTCGGTTTTCTTCTTTTCAACCTTTTCAGTGCAACCCAAAAGTTTCGTAAAGCTGCGGGCGAAGTCTGCCAGGAAGTTGAACTGTTCTTCGGAGCAATCCATCAAACTTTCAAGTAAGCCCTGGGACTTCTTATTACGCAGGCGTTCAAGCATATACTTGCCCAACTTCGTAGTCTTGTAGCCCCATTGGTCTTCTTCACGCTTTTCGGACTTTACAGGTTGCGGGTTTTCTTTGCGACGCTTTACGATTTCTTCCAAGCGTTTCACATAACTTTTTTTGGTGGTTGCTTTCTTTTGTGTAGCCAATAGGTTTCCTCGGTTTAAGTAAACAATTTTTAATAAGTTATTTCAGCTATCTAACCATTCGCTTTCGGGTAATACTTTCATATGCTTTTGAACTTCAGTCACAAACACATCGTCACCAAGGTTGTTCGTCTTTATGAAGTTTGCATGTTCTTTTGCACCATTGAAACTGCCAAAAGTGGCTGTAAAATTTTCGTGGGATTCACGGTCGTACCATGTTACGTTATACTCATTAACTACGTTTTCCATTTCTGTTTTCCTTATCTTAAAGTTATGCAAATAAAATAACAAAAATGAATCTAGAATGAATATTCCTTATCTGCATTGATGTCTGTTCCTGCCACGTCACCCACCATAAGCACCTGCACGCCTATCTTGTCTACAAGGGTAGAAATGACTTGTCCAAGTTCCTTGCGGGGCTTCACCACTTCACCATCACGCAGGTGCCCGAATGGCTCGTCAAGCAACAGGAACGGACGCTTGCCCGCAAGACGCAAGCAGCCGACACGCAGGGCGAAACTCACGGAATCCACAAGACCGCCACCCGAAGAATCCAACGGGTCCAATTCTGCGACACCCTTGCAGATGCGAAATTCAGCGTCAACCTTGCCACGCTTCGGGACGAAGTTCACAGTAAATTCGTAACCGGGGAACAAAAGGTCCAGGCAGTTCTGCACGGACTTTTGGACGGCATCCTTGAGTTGGTCCTGCGTCTTGGAAGCAACATCCTGCAAGAGAGCCAAGGCTTTCTTTTGGTTGTCGCAATCGGACTGCAAGTCGTCCAACTTCTTGCGGTTGGTCTTCAAAGACTTTTCCGCTATGTCAAGTTGGGCACGACCCGACACGACCTTCTTGTGAAAATCTTCCAGGGAAAGCGACATTACACACCCGCTTCGGTAAGGAGCTTGTCTGCGGCAGCAAGGTATTCTTCCTGTGCTGCACGGTTGTCTTCAAGTTCCTGTTCAATCTTGTCCTTGAGTTCTTCGGCTCCCTCAAGAGTGGAAACGTTGTAGTCACGCTGCCATGTTTCCTCGATGGCCTTCTTCTTGCCCTCGGCTTCTGAACGTTCGTTCTTGAGGCGGTCGATACGGGCTTTAACGTTTTCGATATCTACGTTAGGCATAAGTAAATTTCCTTTTTAGGTTCTGATGATTATATAGAGCTACAGCTATTTTTCTACAGGAACATAGCTATCAAGAATGTCCTGTGTAGCCTTGCGAACATTCTTGTCCTTTTCCTTTTCGAGGGCCGCCTGCACGTTGGCAATGAAGTCAAGGTGCGGCACCTCGAAATCCTGCAATCCCTCAAGGTAAGTCTGAAGTTCCTGCCGGGATTCCCGCTTGGGGTCAGGATGGACTTTGCCGAACTTCTTGAGCGGTACTTCCTTGACGGACAAATCGGACGTGTCCAGTATATAGCATCTAGGCTTGTAGTCGGCCATATCCGAAGCCTGTATGTTCAAGCACCCGCAGGTCACAACCTTAGTATCCCCAAAAGTCTTGACATAGCCGTGATGGTAGTCGCCAGTTGCAACAATACGAGCATTTGTCCGCTTTATTAAATCTTCGGCAATAACGCCTATATCGGGAATAGGTCTAGCATCATTATCTGGGAACACCAAATCGTGAAGCACCCATATATCGCAATCCGGTATTTCTTCGGGTTCTGTACCAAACGGATAGGCACTCAACACAGTACGGCACTTTTGCCCATCTACTATGTCAATCCACGAACTTGAACGGAGTTCCGTCACATTATCCAATGCAAAAATAGTACCAATAGTTGATTTATCCACATTGCTATATGAATGTGCTAGCATATCATGATTGCCTACAAGCACTTTAACGGGAATAGTACCAAACCCACGGAGCAAGTTTAAAGCTTGGACCGTAGCTTCCGTTGATGTTCTAGCCCTATGGAATAAATCTCCAAGAACCCACAACTCATCGCAATGATAATCCTTGACAATATCATATAATTGTTCAACTGATTGTTTCTGCTCGTCTATCCAATTATCCGGTTCTACTCTACAGATTGGAGCATCCCCACGGAGATGCCAGTCGGCTGATAAACAAATAATCATAATTTCCCACTCTTTTGTAATTTATTGAAATGTCTCCAAGCACTCCATTTTAACTGACCACCATTCTTTTGATATTCTCGATATAGTCTAACTTCTTCCTGCTCAACCTTACTTGTAGTTGCACTAGCTTTAGCATACCATTCACGAGTTCTAGTTAATGCCGATTCCCGCATTTTTTGTTTTGTTTCTTCCGTATGAGTTCTCCCTAGGAAGGAACTACATTTTCTTCGTAATTCGTCATTATCCTTATAAGTTTCAAGACACGATTTCTGTATCTTCTTACGATGTTCTTCGGATAGGGGTCTTCCTGTATGCCATTCACTTATTTTTTGACGCCAAGCATCCGATTTTAATGATTCGGGGCGTAACAATGTATAATGCAATCTACTATGAACCTTTTTAGGTAAGAATACCAACTCTTTAGCAGGTCGGTTATAATATAAACCCTGGGATTCTAATTCCTCTTTTGAATAGCCCACTATACATGAAATGTCTTCACAACAATAACGTTTTGCTTGCGTTTCATTTAGCATAAAAAGAAGACGGCTCATAGAGAACTAAACGGACATTCATTTCCCTACGAGCCATCAAAGGTTTAACCTTATGCACAACAGAGAATGTCCGTAATCTGCTATGCTCATTTCATTTCCAAATATACAAAAATTGTCACACCCCGTCAACAGGTATAACTGTTACCGTAGTTCCTTCTTGTAGAAATCTTCTTCGCTATCCATTACTTCCACAGGCGTGATGCAGTAGCCGTTCCCCTTGGGGACGTTGCCTACCGTGACCTGTTCGGACTTTTCCTTTTCAGCCTTGAACGCTTCTGCCAACTTCTTCGTGGAGCAGAACCATTCCTTACGGAACAGGTTGTTTCCACGGGCACCGCTGCTTTCAGTAATCTTGTAGATGGTCTTCATAAGGGTATTCCTTTATCCTGCGTTGAATGAAGCCAGGATAACTATTGCTTCCTTGTCTGTTTCCAGGTCTGTATAGCCGACCGCTGAAATTTCACCAACTTTCTGATAACTATCAATTTGGAAATTGTAGTCATATTGTACATGACTACTCCTATACTTACTGAACTCACCGTCTGTAAGGAGTTGTTCCAGTTTCTGCCTGGATTCGCAGGCGATGACGGCGGCATCGTACGTGTCGTAAACTACGTCTGTAAGTTTAACTAGATACAGTCTCATTTGTAAACTACCATTATAACAGAGAAGCCCCGTCCATTCCTAGACTTTAGACAACCACGACCGAGGATAAGGAATGGACGGGGCGAAATTTATTATAGATTATCCAACCGTCTGCTTATCCTACACAGGGCAAACTTAGCACATTGCTTTACGTTGCCATAATCTTCGTCAGATAGGATTGCAAAAGTTCTATAGTCGTGTCCATCAATATGAGTCCTAAGCTTACCATCACGTACACACGTGGAGGACAGCGGGTATTTCAATTCTACTGGACAGACATCGGATATTTTCCCGTCTTTCCCTAATCTAGCAAATAATCCTTCGATACGCAAGGCTTCTTCAGCAATATTTTCCGCCATGCCCACATTTTCCACCATGAAGTAACCTGCGGTTCTTTCGTCTTTTACAATGAAGGCCTTGCCATGGAGTTGTTCTTGCAATTCACGCAATCTTGATTCCTTAGTAGGCTTTATGCAGGTAGCACTTACTATTACCTGCTGAATTTCCCGTACCATCTTGGATGCGGATGCGAGCGTGTATCGCTTTCCCACGAACTTGTTAAGTACCCTCGGCAGTTCGGCAGCAAGATACTGTTCGCTTGTAACCTTCTTAGGCTTGGTCGTGTACTTCTTTCTTTTAACGTTAGCCTTGAACATTTATGAATACTCCGACTACCGCCAACACGGATGACATCCCGAACAGGAACAAGGTTAGAACGAACAGCCTTTTGTATTTTTCGGCGTCCATACAGGCACGCATATACGATGCGTGCGTAGATTGCAGCAACTCTCTCAAATCCTGTTCTTGCTTATGCGAATCCCCACCAATGCAGGTGGATGTATTATCTTGAGGGACTTCCGTATTTTTGCAGTTATCGTTAAACAATATGGAGGAATCACCTATATTTGTAAACTTATCCATCAGTATGAAAAACTCCTGTTCTACTATATATAGACAGCTAGCAAACAATCTTGATATCGTCTGTCACGGACATACCCGTAAACATGCTGTTTATCCGTTCGGAATGCATTCGGAGTCGAGGTAATTCTTCTGAAGCTGTATTGAACATATAGGATTCAAGGGAGCTTACCTTGTAATCATTTAACAGTTGGCCAGCAATACGGGCCACTGTGAATGCTTCTGCCCGGTCGGCATAACGGTACGTACCATCGTCAGACTTTATTACGAAACCGAAGAATCCAGGTATCCCAGTAGTCTTGAAACATTTTTCAAGGCGTTCATCCATGAGTGCCGACAATGCTTCGCTGTGATTGCTGGCTACAGCAAAGGGGTGTTTTAGGTCGGGCCTGTACCCGACAAATGGTGAAATTACACGTCCCATCTGATATTAATCCTCGTTATTATTGGTGTGTCCTGTTGTAAATATAACTAATTATCTAGTGGCAGTCAATACTGATTGTTAAAATTTTTGTTTACAAAAGGCGGCGGGAAAGATGCCACCCTTTAGGGTGGCTTATGAGAGCCGCCGATTCTAGCCTTGATTCTTAATGTATTCCACAAGTGTCTTTTCGGACACACCACCAATAGTCGAAGCAAAATAACCACGAGTCCACAGATGATGCTGTCCAGACCAGTAGAACTTAGACAAGTAGTCATGATGCTTCTGCCATATTAGATAGGTAGACTGCTGTTTGAGGTCATGCACTATACTAGAAATGGACTCATTTGGTTTAATGCGTACCAGTAGATGGATATGGTCGTGGTCTACCTCGTCTATTTCAATCTTGAAGTTTCCATTCTTCTCTTGAGCTACTTTCATAGCTGCAAGCAAGTCGTCTCGGATAGGATTAAGCACCTTCCTTCGATACTTGGTCGAGAAGATAAGATGATACCGCAAGAAGGTCTTTGCGTGGTTAAATCGTTCATATTTGCTCATACACCATTAAATATAGTTAAAAATAATAAAATGCCTTGCATTTTTGAGAAAAATAACTAGATTGCATTATAAACTTAATGATATGAGCATGACCGAAGAACAGCGACTTGCAAAGAATGCTTCCATCAAGGAAGCGATGAAGGCTACGCACGAGAAGCGTAAGTCGCAAGTCTGCCGTGTCTATATGCTTAAAGTACAGAAAAACAAGTTGTCCGCCCGGCAGAAGGAAGACTTCAAGATGCTGTTCGTGGAAGCGAAGTGGCTGTACAACGATATTCTCAATTATGGTTCTGTTAAGGGGCAGTCCATATTCGACTATGAACTAGGCAATGTAGTTGAAGTCAAGCTACCGGATGGTACATTCGATGGTAGGAACCTCGACCATATCGGCTCACAGATGAAGCAGTCGGTCTATACTGACATCAAATCTTCAATCAAGGCTTTGTCGAAGCTCAAGAAGAAAGGTTTTAAGGTAGGACGGTTAAAGTTCAAATCCGAAATCGGGGCGGTGTCCTTAAAGCAGTACGGAACGACCTACAAGTTCCATAACGACCATAAAGTAAAGATTCAGAACATTCACGGTCTGGTGCGAGTAAACGGTCTCGACCAGATTAAGGATGATGTTGAGTTCGCCAACGCGAAACTCTTAAATAGGGCTGACGGATACTATCTTGCCGTCACGACCTATACAGAAAGAAAACCGTATTCCAACCGACCTCACGCTGATGTCGGTATCGACATGGGTTGTCATACTTCTTTCACGCTCTCAACGGGCGAGGAAGTTGATGTCAAGGTTAAAGAACCGGAGCACTTGAAAAGACTGCAACGAAAGCAGAGTAGACAGAAGAAAGGCTCCAATAGTCGAAGACGGACAATCCACAAGATACAGAAGAAGCATCAGCGTTTGGTAAACCGAAAGAACGACAGGGCAAACAAGATTGTTGCCGACCTAAATTCTAGGTTCGGTCTTATATACATCCAGGACGAGAATCTCCAAGGATGGCATAAGGACGGACATGGCAAGGCGGTACAGCACAGTTGCTTAGGCAGAGTCAAGGCGAAACTGAAATCGCAAGACAACGTCTATGTCGTTAATCGCTGGGAACCCACTACGCAGAAGTGCATCAACTGTGGCAAGAAACATCCTATGCCACAAAACGAACGCACATTCCGGTGCGAGTGCGGTTTGTGTATGCCCAGAGACCTTCATTCGGCTAACCGCATGGTACAGGAAGGTAGGAAGTTAGTACCTCTGGAACAGAGGGAGTTCATGCGCTCTGACTGGCAGACCTCTATCTTGTCCTATATTGGACAAGGCAAGCCCGCTGGGTTGAAGCCCGAAGCTCACCGCCTTTAGGCGGTGGGTAGTTCACAATATTGTCATAGTTAAGATATTTTGTTATATTTTAGGCATGACAGAATCACAGACCGACATTTCGGGCATGCTAGCCATGCTTCCCGAGGACAAGCAAAAACTCTATATCAACACGCTCTATGCGGTAGCAAGGACAGCAGTCGAATCTCGCTGCGGTGCCTTGCGTATTGCCGACCTTGAAATATTGCAAGCTCTCGAATATGAAAGCAACGCCCGATTCGAGGAATGGATTTTCCAATAGGCGGGAAAATTAGTTATATTAGTCAATGTATAACCATAACCAAAGAGGAATCTTATGTCTAAAATGACCATCAAAGTCCACGAAGCATCCACCTCCAAGAAGTTGGACGATGCAATGTACAACGCTTTCGCAGAATACTATGGACCCGACCGTGCCGTTAAATTGAGCGGTGATGCGGGTGAATACACTGTCACCCTATACGACCTTGAAGGCAATGTGATTGGTTCCGATTCCGCTAGGTCTGTCCTCACGGCTGCAACCCTGTACGACCGCCTTTGCAACTTGATTGAACGCAAACTCGGCTTGAAGGGCATTCCGACTTCCTTCAAATACTAATCACAAGCAGGTGCTCCTATGTCCAAAATGGCAATCAAGCTACACGAATCCCACGGTTCAATGAAAGTATGGGCTGTCACGTTTGACAGCGAAAAACAAGCATCCGAAGAAGAATACTATCTTCGTGACGGGTGGGGCAGCGAACTCAACACTGCCTATTCGGGCAATATCCTTTACGTTGACGGGGGCAAAGCTGAAAAAATCTTGAAAGACTGGTATCCTGGTAGGGAAATCAAGGTAGTGGCTGCACCTAGGGAAGTCGAACAGTTGCTTCTCGGGAATTATACAGAAACCTTGAGCGAAAGCAAGAAGAAAGAAGACGCTCCGTGGGAACCCACCATCAAGAAGATTAAGGACTTGAAGAAGGACGAGTTCTTCACCCTTAAACCGATTGAATACCCGAAGGAATCACAGGTGTGGGTCTTTGACGGATACGACAGGTATGACAAGACATACTGTGCCATCAAATTCAGCGACATTGGCGACAGCCGTTGCTTCAAGGGCGACAAAGAAGTTTATACAGGATTTACGTTCTAATGCAGACACTATACGTTCCTAAATACGGCATACACTACCGTGTGAACCCGAAGAACTCCTGCGAGTTGCAGTGGTCCAAGAAGCCTTTCGGCCCGATGACCATGTGGCAGCACGCCATGACGTTCAAGCAGCCGATAAGGGCTTTGGATATTGACGACGATACAAAACAGGGGGTTGTCGTATTGAATGACAGTTCCACTTACGTCGGTTCGGGAGTTAGGGTATGGGGACGAAAATTCTACACTGCGGGTTCACGCATGTATAGCCTGTATGCCATAGGAGAAAGTATGGTTACTGAAGAAAGCATTCAAAAACTTATCGGGCAATGTTACCATTCTAATTTTGCTAGAAACATAGTAGCAAAGATAAACAAAACTTTTAGAAACATCTCGGCTGACTATGGCGAAACTCGTGATGGCTCGTATAACATATATGTCCGTGGAACAGAACAAGATTTATACGATGCCTTGTTGTCGGACGAATTTGACGCAATAGCCCAGGATATTAACAGTCTTGAAAAAGATTACAAGCCGAAAAAACTTCCCTATACTTATGACGAGATAAAGCAGGCTGCGAATGCCTATGTTGCTGACTGTATGAAAGACGGTCTATATTGTGAACCTATGCAAAAAGCCATACGGTATGGAGAATATGTTACCGCCGCCAAGTGGCTCGCCCAGGCAGGGTATCTTAAATCTATTGGAGAAAGCAAAATGAAATCCAGGATGAAAATCACAGTACATGAAGAAAATTCAAACGGCATGTCCGACAAACTGAAAAAGAAGGTACAGGGATTCATAGGTTATGAATACAGTAGCGACCGTTGTGTTGCATTCGATTTCGAACCCATGCATGAACACTACATCGTGTTCCTTTATGATGGTAATGGGAATCTTCTAGACTATGTAAACTTTGGGGACAACTACGACTCCGCAAAGTATCTTTATGATATGACCGCCCGGGATATCAAGGCAGGCCGAAAAACATCAAAAACCCTATGAGGACCAATATGGCATTGAATATAAAACTTCACGAAAGCAATACAACTAAAACGTGGTGGCGTTTAGGCGTATCCATCAAACTGACAGACGACGAGTTGAGACGACTCAATGAAGGTGAATCGGGTCTGCTGTACGCCAAGATTCAGAATGGCGATTTCACCATGGACGGGGAAAGCTACATGCCCGTGGATGGAAACAAGGGCATTATCGACGAAGACATCATCCTGGAATATTAGGAGATATCCATATTGTTTACTGTATCCGAGATGCCGAAGCCCATACAGATTGACGGGCTAGCTCCTTTGCACCGCAGGCGCAATACCGCCGGAACAAAGGGCAAATGCATTTTCTGCGGTAGGAAAACATACCGCTACATTTCCAACAAGCCCGTGTGCAGCTATTGCTCCGGCACCGAGCAAGCGAACGAGGTTGGACCGTCGTGGAAACGGAGCATATTACGGACTGAACAGGAGGGACAGAATGCCTCTGAAAATTAAACTACATGAACAATCCGCAGACAGTGTGTATACAGAAACTATGACTATCCCCTGCGAGATGTCCGACACGCAGAATCTATGGGATTTTAACAGCGACATCGACAAATCTTCCGTTCTCTTGAACCCTAAGATTTGGGCGGAAATGGCAAAAGTAAGCGAGCCTGCCCATATAGCCGAAATGCTAACAGAACAGGGTGCGCTAGATGACTTTGCCGAAGTTACTCTAAAATACAGAAATTCGCCAAGCAGGTCCTTCGAAGACCCAGGCGCTTCATGGCACAAGATTACCGTGGATAGCCTTCCTACGGAAGACGAACTGTATGAAATCATGGATGCCGTGCTAGATTATACAGACGGCATAGACGACAGCGACAAGGAAAAACTACTTTCCGTTATAGGCGACATGTACGAAGAATTGAAAGGATTGTCGGGCTATGTAGACGACAGCAACTGGTGAGGATTAAAATACCATGGCACTTAAAATCAGAATACACGAAAGACTTAACGAAGCGTTCAACCCCAAGACCGTCAAGATTGGCAACCAGGTGTGGATGGCTGAAAACCTCGCCATTGGCGATGGAGGCGATGGAATAACCGTTAAGGACGGAACTTACTATTATACGTTGCCTGCTGCCGCTCGCATCGCAAAAAGTATCAAAGGGTGGAAATTACCCGAACAGAGAGATTTTGAAAATCTTATAAAGTCTTGTGGTGGCGAAGAACTAGCGGGAACAGCGTTATTAACAAAACAATGTGGTGGCGAAGATACTTATAGTTTTTCAGCAGAATTAACGGGTAAACGTGGTTGGATGGGCTATGGTCTTGTCGGTAAAGAATGTCTGTTTTGGAGCAATACTACAGTAGGACATCCCCCTAAAGAATATGATGCTGCCTATGAATATCGAACGATGTTCCTATTACCTAGCGGATATGGTGCAATAAGTGGAGAATTTCCTAGTGTCGGTTTACCTATCCGCCTTGTAAAGGACTAACCAATGCCGAAGAACCTAGATGACATGAACTTCTTGAAATCCAGGCATTCGTTGAATGTCATTACGCGACTTGCCGACACACAGGCATACGTTGCATTGAAGCATTCGATAACGCTTGTAGGGTACAATACCGAAGTATACCTGCCCGTGATTTCAGAAGGCACCCCGGATTTCCCTATACATGACCGTGGGGACATGTCCATCTACAGCGGCATGCCTATGGAAGGCGCATACAACCAAGAAAATAGGACGGGTTCCATATATAACGACAAGGACCACGAATACCGATATCGAGAAGAACCCGATTTCGTTGCACGCCTATCATTCCTGGACCCGCAGGAACAGCCTGTAATACGTGGCACGGAAATGTTCCTAAACGAAGAGAATACTGCGTACACGCTCAAGAACACAAGCGGACACAGGGACTACTGCCCAGGCGATATTGTGTTGCATTCCAAGTTGCTTGTGCATTACGGGGACGAGGACCTGTCATATTTCGTAAAGAATATACGGGTGCTCCGTAACCCTAACGCTAAGAAAGAGGACGAGGAATCGCTTATATTCCTGGACCTAGTGTTGCACGTATAGACAGGAATTGTTATTTTGAATGTGTATAAAACCAAGGATTTGAATATGAGCTTGAAAATCAAAGTAAGGGAATCTTCTTACGCAGGCGGTAAGGGCTTCCCGAAACAGGAAGGCACCTACATTGTAACTGTAAAAGACCGTCGTCCAGGACTTCACAAAGGTCCGTATTCCGTCAAGGCACGTTGGTCTAATTACGCAATGGATTGGGTTATTGAAGACCAGGAAGAAATCTCGCAGTTAGGTAGCGATACCGAAGTGCTTGACTACAAGCCGTTCAACCAAAAGGAATATGACAGCCTTCGTGAGCAGGAACAAATCCGTGACCTGGGTTCCGTCCGCAGAAAAGAGCCGTTCAACATCCCTGTTGCAAAGGATACCGAATCGAAAGGTGAATCCTACTACTCCCAGGGTAATCGTGACGGACGTGAATGCTTACCCATGAAGACACAGGAATCTTTCCATAGCCGTGCAGCCTTCTTGACTTATAAGACTGGGTACAACGATGCATTAGATGGAATCTATGAAGAATCTTTCCACAGTATTAAAATGAAGGAAAGCTTCGAAGGACTTAATCAATTACAGGAACTTGAAAAGCACCTTGAACATCTCAATATCCCGTATACCGTCAAGGATGCTCCACAGACCGATTTAAACAAAATCAGTTATACTGACGAAAGCGGAAACGATGCCGCCGTAGAATACACAAAGATTGTAACCATGGAAGGCCCGGAAGGTGCGGATTCGGATACCGTGGACGTATATTACATACCGACAAACAACAGCTTTGTAGACGCCGCTTTTGCGGTATATCCCGAAGACAACAGTCTTTATGACATGGGAGCAAAGGATTTGCTCGACCGTATTGGATTCATATATTGGAACATGGACAACCTTAGCGACCGACTGGGAGATGTTTCCACGGAATCTACAGAAAACGTCTAGTATAAGGATACACGATGCCGCATAAAGCGTTCCTAAAGAAAAAATCGCTGCTTGACAGGTTCAAGGATGAACAGGGAAGTAATACGGGCTACATACAGTCCGTACGTGCGGAACATACATGGAACAACCCCTTGACAAGAAATAAGCGTACCAAGCAGCTTAACGGATGGATTAAATCCTTTGCTGGTAAAAACCATATCCGTAAACTTTCTAGATTCAACGCCATGCAGGCAGGTAAAAACGAAGATTACACAGACGAAGAACCGATGTCTGTTAAAGGAGACCTAACTATGGGTAGCAAATTTAATAAGAATGTCAGTGAAGCCATGTCATTGAAAGGCTTCCTTGAAACATTGACGGAAAAGCTGACCAAGCAATTTGACTTGGATGCGGAAGAAGTCAAGAACTATCTTGATTCGCATACACAGGAAATGCAAGAACTCCTTGACGATAAGGAACTGTCTCTAAAAGAAAAGGTTCTATTTATCCGCAGCGAAATCACGGGCGAAAAGGATGAGAAGAAATCCGAACGTCTGTTCAACAAGCAGGAAATGGAACGTATCGCCCTGTCCGAAGGTGCTGCGGTTTCTCCGTATCTCGTAGGTATCGCTCACAAGATACTTGCCGACGAATATGGTTGGACGGCTTCCACAAAAGAAGAAGTCGCTGAATGGCTTGGCGACCACAAGCAGGCATTTGAGCACGCCTACGGGCAGGCTCTCCGCAGCAGCGATGACGACACGGCGAATGTCCGTGCAGGCATTGAGGCTGCTCTTGACGAAGAAGAAACAGGTGTTATGAACGCAGAAATCGCTATGATGGGCGAGGGTAAAGAAATGGATAATCGCAGCAAGGTATGTCGTGAGAACGCAACGTGGGTCGCTGACCAAATCAAGGACCTCACGGAAGGCTTGCCCGTAAGTCTTAAAGAATTGTCTGTCAATACAGACCCCGACGATTATTACGTTAAATACGAAATGACAATCAACGGGAAACCCTATGATTTCTATTCCGGGGATGACGACTTTACAATCGTTGACCCTACAAACCATCACGAAGTCAGCGGTGGACTTTCCTTGCGTATGCCGGGAACCTTGACCTTATAAAGTTCTGCGACGAACTTACAGGTGGTGCCTACGAAGCCAAGGACGACCTCGCCGGATATAAGTCATATTCCTTTAAGTCGGACACCGATGACGTGCAGGCAAACAAGAAAGAAGCCGACAAGGTTCTTTCGGAATTTGCCGAGGATGTTAAGGATAACACCACGTTTGAGTTCAAGTATGATTGGTATGACAAGTCCTACAAAGTGATTGACACTGAAACCAACAGCGTTTTTCAAACGGGTAAATTCCTGTTTAGAACATTTGCTGAAAACAAACTTTACCTTGACGACGGTGTAATAGACAAACCTGCGGGTATGAAGTTGCAGGTATGGATGGCTGTCTGCAAGCAGAATGAAGCCAAGGAACCCGCCGAAGAAAAGTTGGGCTACGAAAAGGGTCACAAGAACAGCAAGGGCGAAAACGCACCATGGGTTATCCGTTCCCATGAAGACAACAGGATTTTAGCGTCCTTTGCGAACAAGACGGATGCGGAGGAGCATTTGAAGCGTATGAAGCAGTATAGCAAGACTGAATCCCGTGCAGACGAAAAACGTAACGTGGACAATTCCAACACGGCCAAGAAAGATTACATTGCCCGAGTAATTTCCGCATTACAGGATTACTACGGTTACAGTTATTTCAAAGCCGATGGAATGGTGTGCCGTAACTACCATAAAGTCAAGGATTGGTTCCTGTCCGGCAAAGTGGATGCCGTAGAAGCCGCCCGCTGCCTTGGCGGTAACTGTGAGCCATCAATGAATGAAGCTGCCGCCACCAATTTCCCGAACATTACAGACAATACCAAGAAAATCCTCAAGCAGGGTAGCGAAAAAGCCACATTGGATACAATAGAAGATGTCGTGGCTGACTTGGCCCACGCTAAGGCTACTACGTCTTCTCTGTTTTCAAGGAACCCCAAGACATTAAAAGATATCCTGTATAAGGCTGCAAACGACTTTACGGAATCTGAGCTATACTTCGACGATAATGGCTCGTTTGTGGAGTCCTTCATCACCAATTATAAGGACGAGTTCGAAAAAATCTACCCGTACGTTCTTGAAAACTGGGATTACCGTAACAAGTTAAGCCCCAATTTTGAAGATACCTACAATTCTAACGACAAGTTCCCGTTTGTAGATTGGGTCATGTCCCGAGTGGCAAAGGCCCTGTATGACTATCTTGCACAATCCAAGGACGGTGACGAAACAAAGAAGTCCGAAGATGCCGATGACGACCTCCGCAGCAAAACGGAAGGCAAACAACACGAAATGAACAATCAAGAATTAAAAGCAGCCGTGCAGAAAGCAGCGGACTCCGCAGGTACCAATGTAAAGATAGAACCCACAGGTGCTATGTTCGTGGAAGTTTATATGGAAAACAAGAACCACGTTCTTGAACGTGCTTGGTATGTTGACGATGTGGAACAGACAATTACCCTGTTTGAATTTAACTTTGAAACAACAGAGTGGAATACAGGTGACAAAAAGTCCTACAGCAATAGTGACGAACTGACTGCCATAATGACAGATTTCTTCAAGGATGCACAAAGCGAACTCTTTGAAACCAATAAGTCCGAACACCCGTCAAACAACGGCAAGATTGAAAAGAACAGCATGAAAGAGGGCTTCGCGTGCGCCTATGCACAAATAGGCTATGACATCCCCGACAAGATAATCGACTCCATCATGGGAGATTTGCAGGATACCGTGGAATCCTTCAACAAGGAGACAAACGGGGCCATCGACGTTTCCTGCTTCGGCGATGGCTATGACTGGAACCTGTACGTCATTTCCCCGCAAGGCGACGAAAAGCTGCTTAAAGATTTTATCAGTTGCCTGGGTTACGCCAAGTTGCAGGATAAGTGGTATACCCGACTTTCCGAGTTCGACAAAATATTTGTAAGACATGGTAATAAAGATGACTTGACAACCAACGGACTGTACAACAAGGCTTACCCAGGAACCCGTACAGAAAGCGCCAAGAAGTCCGAAGCCACCAGCTTGGACGAATACCGTGGCGACATTATTTCCGAACTACAGGTGTCCTTCCATTATGGCGAAGACGGTGCCACCAAACTAGCCGACAAATACAGTAACATGCTAGAAGATGCTTACGTGGAAGGTGAACTGCTTCCCTACGAAGTCGCAAAAAAAATTGCCAAGATGGACAATAACATCTATGCCGACGAGAGCAGGCACAGCAGCCCGACCAAGAAGACAGAATCCAAGCAGTCCGAAGTCAAGCGGGAGTTCGTAGATACCATCATAGTTCCGAAATGGCTATGGGAAGCGTTCATATTCGGAAACGAATATGGGGAAGACCTGGACGAGCGCGAACAGGAAATACTCGAAGAGTTCAAGGAGAATTACGGCAAGAAGTATTATTTAGATGCGGGTGAGGACGAAGCCGAGTTCCGCAGCTACAACGACTTCGACAGCTACGGTGGTCCCTGCTATACCGTCAAGGTATACACGGAAGAATGAATTTCTTGTTGAATCATAGTACCTCTCCTGCTCGAAAGAGCAGGGGTTTTTGCATATATTGACTTTCAGAAGATATTTTGTTATTTTATAGGTATGATACGTTAAATATGAGGTATCTATCTTGGAAAATCAGACCCCTACCATTTCGCAGAACGAACTTGACACAATCAAGTCTCGGTTGAACCGTAAGATGCTGAACATCACGGAATATTCCATAGCCGGGATGGAGACACTTCTGCACAGCATGGATGCCATCGACAATGCCATAGCGTTAAAGGTCAATCTTGACGATGCCTCGTTACGCGACCTTATAGACCTGTCGAAGCAACGAAACGAATCGTTTAGGGTACGTCTTGATTTCATGAAAGCCCTGTCTGGCCATAACGTTGACACGTCCAACGTAGATGTAGAGAAGCCCGTAGAGAAAGAAGACACTACCACTATTACCGAAGATGACGCTGAACGTATCAAGGCTGAAATCCTAAAACGTGGTGGCGGGTCGGCACCGACCGTCCAGGAAGCCGAAATCATCAAATAAGTAATTCGTAAGAAATTATTTTAACAATGCCTATTGACAGCCAATAGGCATTTTGTTATATTATAGGGGTATCAGAAAAAACAACCACTTCAACCGAGGATAACACTCATGGAACTCAAACGGACATACATCAGAACCGACAGGAACGGCACTAAATACTACGAGGTTGTCGAGCCATGCTGGAAATGCGACGGGACGGGAAAACTTCCGCATTACTCGCACGTCTATGGAGGAGTTTGCTTCCAATGCAGGGGTAGCCGATTCCTCACCCGTACGGAAAAGGAATACACCGAAGCCTACCTCGCCAAGAAGGCCGAAAGGGACGCCAAGAAGCAGGCCAAGGAAGAAGCCCTCAGAGCCGCATGGAATCCTGTCGAAGAAGCAAAGAAGATGGGGTACGGCGAGACGATAGGCCTTGTCATCTCGAAAAACGGAACAATCGACTACGGTGACGATTTCAAATGGCTACGGAATCACGCCAACTGCCGATGGAATGGATATGTACAGGGTCTTGTCACATCGGTGGGCAACACGCTCCTGGAAGGAACTCGGTTCCAAATCCTCCCTGTCCGTTGGGACGAACTGCTTGAAGCCGACACCTTCAACTGCCGCCTTACTTGGAAAATGAACTCGGCCAGAGATGCACTCAAGAACCACACCTACGCCTACCCGGAACCGAAATTCGAAAGCGGGTTTGTCGGGAACGTTGGCGAGAAACTGGAGGTTAAGGCCAAGCTCATGCACCGCAGCGGGTGGTTCGAGACCAAGTTTGGCGACATTCGCATCTACACCTTCGAGGACAGTTCCCACAACAGACTGGTTTGGAAGACCGGGGCCGGGTTGGATGCCGATATAGGCGACTACGTTTCCATCAAGGCTACTGTGAAGGAACACAGCGAATACCAAGGGGAAAAGCAGACTGTACTCACCCGCTGCAAGGTTGCATAACCGAGTATAACGCTAGGGACGCAGTTACAGTTTCATCTTAATAGATACTGCGGTTGCTGCGTCATCCCCGATGACGGCATATTCGGGATTAGGTACAACCACCTTATGTGGTTGACGGGGAAACCGTGTCTTAAAATTCATTTTCGAATAAGCAAGTTAGATGTTTTGATGGGTAGTTGCTATATTATAACTATGCTGAACGCAGCCATTAGCAAAATGAACTGCGTCCTGCTACCAATGTTTAGAGGCTCCCGAAAAAATTTGCTAATGGGTGCCCCCGAACTTTGAGCCTCAAAAGAGTTCGGGGGCATTTCAATTAGAGGCATATATGCTAGATGGAAATAGGTGGTTATACGCATACGAATCATTAGTTGAATACTATACATCTGCCATTTTA